GGTGGGGTGCTTCGCTTTGTGGGGGTTGTTTCTTTGGGGGGTCAGGGTTCGGGGTGCTATAGGGCAGCGGTGGCGATGGCACCGGGAAAGGGGAGAATAAATTTATCAGTTAACAATGCTATGTACATATTAGCAACGGCAGATGCGGCAGTCTCTCCATACCAGCTGCGCCAAGATTTACTTACCTTGCTGCCATCAGCCAGTTCTCCCATTTCGGCACAATCAATTTCAACCTTATATTGTTGAAACCCAGTAATGTTCAGTGTCTTGAAAACCAAGGGTTGAGAAACTCCCTCCGACACCTTAAACCTTCGACAATCTGGCATGTATTCCAAAATTTCAGCGGCAGTCCACGCCGGATACACCTCCACTGCATCGTCATGTACATCCCACATGCCGGGTGGTAATACTTCCCATCCGCATTTACGGCCCTGGTTAATGTGGTGAAAATAACTTGGCGCAGTGATACCCAACTCCTGTAGGCGTATTGACTGCTCTCTAGTGCATACTAATTGTTCCGGTGTTTGCATAGTGCTGATTTTGTCGTGTCAAGTAAGAATTGCTTACCCTCATTTTTGAAAAGAAAGTTCTCCGATACGGTGGCTCCATTCTGCATTACTGAGTATGGAAGGAATACTGTAGCCATATCCGCCTGGTCAGCCTCTACAATAGCCATCTGCGCAGATATCCAGTCCTTAATGATACGCCAGCACACGCGCATAGCATGCTCTTCTGTATGATACTTCTTGGCGTTAGTTTGCTTTATGAGCGCTTTCTGTACTCCTTTGAAGTTTGCCGGCAAACGAAACAATATGCTCATGTCATTGGAGAGTATTGTAAATGATATTCCCACCAATCTCTGCTTAACATCATAGTCCAGCATGATCTGTCTGGCACCCTTAGATGACAGAAGCTTCTGTATGTCAGCACAAGTGGCATGCTCACTGATCGTAGTTGTGTAATTAAGAATTGCCATTGGTCTTGTTTCTTTTTATGTATGCTTCATACTCTTCTTTTGTGGCGGGAACGAATATGTTTATTCGGCTCTTATGCCCTATATCTTTATTCGCATCACTGATAAAACAGTCCTCATTTTCTACCCATTTATGTACCTTGATAACTATCCTACCTGCGACATTATCTTTTACATATTCAGGCATATCTTCTGGTTTAATAAAATTCCACCACTTCTGGTCATTTATGTTAGATAATGTCTTATCAGTATTGGAATATGCGATTCCTAGATTTACGGCCTTGCAGAGCGCACTGAAAATACACTCCTCTAAGTGCTGAAAATCACCTATCGTAACATCTATTTTATCATGTATTCGATTAACGCCTTCAATTAATTCCTCCGGGATGTCTGCAGTTGGCTTATTGCTGGTTTCATGACCATATACTATCTCTTCGCTCATGTTTCGTAGTTGAATATTTTTGTTGAAAAGTTGTTTGATGTTTATTTCTCTGTTTGCATATTACTTTTGATCATTAAAAAACGATCAAAAGTGCACTGCGGAGGATTGTGAAAGTATCTGAATTCCAAGTTGCCTATCTGCTTATCAAATCCCTTTAATTCTCCCCAGCCATGATTTATATTAAGCCCTGGCAGAGGGACATTAAATGTTAGTGCATGCCTTGGATTTAGGTGCCTATTCGCTATGGAATCCGGGCTTTTATCTCTTATTGCAGTTGTATCGTGCTTTAGAGATAGGTTTATGGGCATCTGCGTACTCACCCACTCTTTAAGTATCTCAAATTTTTGTTCTATAGTCATGGTCAAAAAAGTTTAAGTTGAATTTTATCGGCTATGCACCAAGCACACTCACCATTATTCAGTTTAACATCAGATAATGGATGTGCCATATCAATGTTGTCGCATAGATCAACTCCTGTGTTTTCAAGAGTATCAATGGCTATCCCTGAATCCAGGTATATTTTATTATCTGACAGACTGTGCACAGTGAAAGGACCATACATGTCTTCGTTGTAGTTTATACGCTTACCATCTACTGATGTTCGCATGTTGTCCTTCTCGTAGTGGTCTGCCGGTAATATGTAACCATTACCTTCTGGTATACCACATGTTTTACAATTCATGGGATGTATGTTTTTAAATGTTGACTGTAAGATGATTACCGGAACTTACAAATGTCCAGTTCTGCAGCTGGTGCAAATGAAGGATATGCTTTCGTATTGAGTTCCCAGCAGTGACAGACTCTATCTCTCCGGATCTGAATAATACCCTGATAGCAGGATATCTGTAGCTGAGTAGGCTCTCCCCGTAAGCATCCGTGTCTTCGTATTCTTTTATGAAACCACATTTTTCCAGTATACTGGGAGTGATGCTTATAGGGTCTATGTGTGGTGCATCATAATACCGGCGCTCACTACCCTCAAGCTCCGCCAGGGCAACTGAGAACTTCTCTACTGATACTACAACCCTGTAAATTCCATTAGGGTCGCATACGTAGTTATCTATCATTAGTTCTTTAAGGTCCATGCTATTTTGTTTTGCCGGTTAACAATCTGCGCTGCTCCAGCATATCGAGTGCGAAATCATAACATTCAATGGCCATCATGTCATTGCTCTGGCTGCTTGCCCCGTATACGTGTGCCGCAATGCTCATCGCCACCTTATCCACGTACTCGATCTCTGCAGGTGTGTAGAGCGAGCCGACTTCGACCTGCTCGGTGTTTGAGGCTATAAATTCGGCAGCGGGGATGTGCCTTGAATGGGAGTCTATATCTTTGATATAGTACTGACCGGTTTGGCACAAGGCTATTGAAAGCCCATTTGTGACGCCTATAATGCAACTGGGTGTCCCCTCACGTTCCAGTATCTCAACGCACTTATACCGTTCCTCGATGTTCTGGCATATTATATCGACCTGCTGATCTATGGCTTGTTTGATGTGCATGTTATTTGGTTAATTGTGAAAAATCGAATTGCTTATCTGTTATTTGCCATTGATGGATATTATGCCCAAGATTTATGTTTTTAATAAACCCATGATGCTCTAAAGTCCTTAATACCTGCCTAAGTTTCGGCTGATCGTTTTTGTTTCTGAAAGTAGAATTAAGTCCAGCCAACATAAATGTATATTCAGGTTTTCCGGTTTTCAGAACGTCCATGATTGCAATTATTGACGGCTTGTAATAATACGCATCGGATGGGCTAAGTAGCTTCATGTTTTTATTTATTTTATTGTAAATCGCCACATGTTGGGCACTTAATCATTATTTCCCCAGGTATTCTATCCGGGTAGCATCTTGAATTTAATATCTGATCACCAGGCTTAAGGAATTTGCGGACCGCGTGGCAAGATGGCTTACCTACTATTTTCATTTCATTGAAAACGTACTCTACAAGCATGAGCTCTGCCGGTCTGTAATATGAAAGGTCAAGTTCGTAATCTCTTACCTTATCATATATAAATGTTTTGCCGGCGCTGTCCATTATGGTATCTCCATCTGTTATCTGCTTGTCTGCAGGGAGATATATGGCGTGATAGGTTTTACTCATGACTGTAGTTCAATTAATTTTTCCATCTTAAGCATTTCAGCACGAATAAATCCATATGATGATAATATGCAGCCAATTCCATTTATACAAATTATAGACGCATGGTATTGATTATGTGGATATTTACACTCAAGTGAATCATAGTCTTCAATTTTCGTCCACTCTACGCTATTGAATAATTTTTTAAATTCCTTATAAGACATCTCCCTGCACTGTTCGCAATTAGACATTGTCATGCCAACATGAGTTGATCTGTATATAGAGTTGTAAAATCCAAATGTGCATATGCCTATAAGAAATGACATTAATCTATCAAAAAACATGCTTTCAAATTTAATGATGAACTTATACTGTCTTATGCTTTAATACTATTGTCCTGCTATCCCTTCTTACTGCAGATACTACTTCTCTGGAATGCTCTGCAATGAAAATACTCTTGGTGCCTGGTAACTTCAGCATGTTGGGCAGATCATCCGCTGGGTTACTGCGTGTCTTCTCAGGCTTTACCTCCTTTACGGGCTTAATTACCTTCGGCGCTAGTATATGTACCACCTTTTTCTTTTTGGGCACCGGCTCCACATGTATGCCCTTGCGCAGGTAAGGAATCTCTATGCCATCAATGCGCCACTTTGATATTTGCCGGCGCAGGGCTCCATTCGTAACGCCTATATGCTGCGCAACCTTTTCGAATCCATCAGCACGAACATTGTCTATAACATACTGTAGGACTTCTTCCGTGTATGTCTTACATTCACGAGTATACCTCCTGGCACAGCTTCGGGAACAATAAATATTTTTTGACCTCTTGATTTTTGCAGCAGTACGGAATGAAGTGTTATCACATCCTTCACGAGCGCATACAATTTCAAAAAGAGGAGATGGTGCGTGTTGATTAGCCATTGATATCAGTTGGTTTTATTGCTATTCCTGCTTCGTATATATCTATACCCATGTATGGTACCATATATCCCAGATCTCGGATTTTATCAACCATGCGATACGACTGCCAGATAGGTTCCGGATTTTCTTCATTCTCATCCTGCATTTCAAAATGTAGCATCATATTATCCAGAGTGCCAATGAGAAAATAACCTTCAAAACAAATGAGAGAGTATTTAATTTTTACACACTCTTGCATTCTTAATATACGCTCTACATGTAAGTCACAGATAATGTCTTCGTACTCGTCCTTTATCTGTGGATGCCAACATGCTATTTTCAGGAGTTCCACCGCATCATCATCACTGATTTCTGATATAGGTTTGATAATGAGCTTCGCATTTATTATAGCCTCATGATGGCTATACTCCAGCATAAAAGGACCATCTTCCCCGTACATTACCATACAAGGCGCGTACATTGCGAATACCTTATCCTTCTGCTCGTTTGTTAGTGTGTTCATTTATTAGTTTTTAAGTATGCTTCGTAATCTTGTTTGGTTGCGGGGATGAAAGCCCATATACAGATACCACCGTAAGCGCTTACGAATCCGTTTTCTTTTGTAAATTCAGTGCTGTTCCAAAAAACATCAACGCCGCACTTAATCACAACATTTGAAAAGCGAGTATAATGATTTATTGGCTTATCCCATGACCTAATATACTCCGGCATATCCTCAATCTTACGTTCTGCGTACCACGGAAGTGGCTGGAAGATGGCGGGTGATTTATCGACTTCTTCTACCATTTCTACAGTGTGTTTACTGGTCAGCACACCTACTTTGAAGTAGTAATTCAATGGTGACTTTTGAAGTATATCGCCAGTTTCAAATTTACTGTTAGGATAGTAGTTTGTTACCTTTACCCTCGGCATCATTAGTTCTTCAGGTGTCATTGTTTACAGTGTTTAATAAGTTCGTCAACTAAGTTTTTGAGATGTGTAATTCTGTCTTTGGGTAGCTTTTTTCTTGAAATTTCAAGGTAATTAATGCCGAATTTACCGACTATATAATCTGAGTTACATTGACCGATAAACTCTTTAAATGTCTCAGGACCATAACTTCGCCATGCATACCCATACATGCCCCAATCTGAGTTTAGAAATAAATCACCTACCGAGTTGAAGCAGAATATGCCATAGCTACTATCAGGATGATTAATGTATAATGTTTCTGCCGTGTGTTGAATTGTTTTTATTTCCGGTGTCATTTCTTTGGTTTTATTCAATATGATTGGAATTACATACAGGGCACGTAGGATCTTCATAATCTCCAGTGTCAGCAATCGCTCCGCCTCCATTGCAGTATTCGCTGCTTCCCCACCATCCGCAATTACCGCACACGGCATCATACCATTTCTTTTCTTCCTTGGAAACTTTCTTATACCAATTACCGAACTGACCAATATTGTATATAAGCCTGTGAAGCGTTTCATGTATCTCAACATTCTCCCAGTCTACATTTGTTTCGTCTGTCTGGTCTTGCTTTTTTACAATCAGCAACGCCTTATTCAAGTTGCCGATGTCATCCTTTGTTGCAAATATTTTATCGCTCATTTCTTTCGTTTTTTATACTCACCGCTGTTAGTGGCGAAGCGTTTTTTAAGATGTATTTTAGGCAATGATATTCCAGATACTCCGGCAAGCATTGCGGCGGAAAGTGCCAGTTCTGTAACCACTCTGCTACGGCCTATATGTTGCTTAGGCTGCTGTTCTGAGACTACGAATACCGGTTGCTCTTTATTTTCCGTGAACAGGCCCTTAATTATGAGTTCTGTGTTTTCATCACACTCCGGCTGAATGCAAGCAGGAGATTGTGCGTGATTCACCCCCCATGCCGCTAAGATTAAGGGGCTTCCTATTAATCCAAAATGTGTGTTTTTTATACTCATTGTTTACTGTATTTTAGCCTTTGTGAGTAAATCTTCTATAGCCCGTATCGCTGTTTCGGAAGCGTATTGTAAGCCATCGCGAATTCTACGCAAAGCATCCATAAATCCTCAATATCTATGTCCATAGAAACGTTAAGCACTGCACCGTAGTCTAAGCGAAAATCATTATCATAACGAAGTGTTTTAATTACAGCTACACACTCCATAATCCAGCTCCAGTTACTACGGAATAGCATATCCTCAAACTTAAAGAACTTGCTGTTTGATTCATAGTCGCCGCTAATGCGATTGTCTATGAAGTTCCCGTTTTCGCTGTAGGGTATATTACTATCTGACACCAAAATGCTTAGGTGCTTATTCCCGAGTTTTATTAATGTTTGGTCTGCCATGTTTTTATTTATGAAACTCATCCAGGTATTCACTTACAGACATCCCTTTTAGAAAAGACTTGCTTGCCAATATGGAGTCAATCCTGAATTTCTTTTGCGTACCATTTATGCCATCATGCCTATGCTTAAGGTCTGATAGCCAGCTTCTGAACTCAGGGTCTGTCTGCCGGTAATAAACTGTTTCAAATAATTCAAGATTTGACATCTTCAATATTAAGTTTTATGTGCTTTGTGGCTTTCTCCATTTCATGTATCACCTGCATAGACTTAGTACGGTGCTCCTGCTCTGATAGCTTATCTATTTTTTTGGATAATTCAATAGAGCAGTTTACATAAAAACCACCTCTACCTTCTGGGCGTGGACTCTTCGATATTTTCTTTTCTTTGTTTTTCATAGATTTATTATGACACAAATGTACTAAATTAAACCAACAAAGCAAATTTATTTTTTGGAATAAAAAAATGCGCATGTTGAGAGTCAACATGCGCATTATAAAAACAAGTCTTCAGCTAACTACACACCAATCTTCAGCCAGCATATCTGTCTGTGATGCCAGCCAACCATTCACAATAGATCCATCAGCGGCCCTCATGCATATGTAGGCATTGAATTTTATTGTGCTCAACCCCCTGCTCTCCTGGCATTTCCTTGCTGTCACGATTCTGGTAGTATTCCTTCACAGATGCCGGCAGACTCTTTACCTTCTCAATAACCATTGATATACTCAGGTCATCTGCAGGACGCATAAATATGAACATGTTCTTGCCGTTCCATCCTTCTCAAGCAACCATTTTACCATTTTTAAGAGCTAGTATGGCAAAGTCGAAACCAAGGCGCCCTTCAGTTATCTCAAAGTCATCCCGAGTGCTGTATTTATCTATCCATGGGCTGTTCAGGATATCACCCACCCTAGTGAACACCTTTATGTCATCTGCAGGGTCACTACTTACATTCCCATCGGGAATAAACCAGTATCCCATCCACTCAGGCAATTTAACCTTTTTGCCAGACGCCATTTCGATAATTGCTTCTTGTAAATTCATCTTGTGTTTATTGGTTCACCTATACACCATAAGGTTTTAGATTGTTAGTTAATCCCACTTGAATGGGTTTTTAGCTTTTACCTGATTGATAAATCCGAGCACCCCCATCATAATTAAACTGGCTAATAGCACTAGAACAATAAGAATATAAGACAATGGGTTATATGGATTCAGCCGCTTGGCAACAAAAAATCCCCGGCCAAGTTTATCCATCCGTTTGGTGTTATCAATTTCCTGGATAACACGTAGCTGCTTGAGTATTTTTACATTAAAATTCATATTCTGTTTTTTAGTAGTGCTTATTTATCTTATCGTATATCTTCTCTGTAAGGTAGCTTATTAAGTAAGCATAGGCCTCATCAGACACCAGCAACTTAAGTTTCATTCCTATGCGGTCCATCACAAAGGTGACGATGTGGAATATCTCATGCGCCAGGGTAGCAAAGTCACGAGCGCTACTTGGCAGATGCCGGAGCCTTATGAAAGAACCATTGGTGCTGAACATAACTGCACGACCAATTGCAGTGGTGCTGGCATACCGGCAAAGCTCTATATCCGCAACAGAAAGGTCCAGCTTATCCAACACTGCACCCAGCTGCTCATCACTCTGCCCTATGCTTACCATTACATCAAATGGATATACCTCTAAGGGTATTATGAAATTAAGAGATGGTGGTGTTTTCTTCTTGCTCATTGGTTGATGGTTTTTATTTGCTCAAGCGCTGCGTGAACCATATCTATTCGCTTACCTATAAACTGCATGACGTGGGTTGTCATTGAGTTACCGAGCGCTGCGTATCTCTTACTGTCAGATGCGCCAGGGATATCAGTATAGTTATCAGGGAATCCCTGCAGGCGCTCACACTCCAATGGTGTAAGCCGGCGAACCAGTGTTTTGTAAATTACAGCAGGGGTTTTACTTTTGTCTAAAGTTGGGGTCACATTTCCTACCGAATCTCCTTGCTGGTGCGAATTTTGCCATCCAAATGCTAATGGAGACTCCTGAACAATAATTGGCTCGTGACCGTGTGCTTGCGCCCTCAAGGTTCCAGTTATACCGTTCTCATAAACAGACATAACACTACCGTCTTGATCATCAAGAATTATTGGTTGAGATACCAGCAATGGTACGTGCCCATTCTTTACCAACGGGTGACACGGGTCTCCGGGTTGAGGGTTTGACCCATTAGTAGGCGATGTAACCTGAGTAGTGTCGAATATCACATGACATACTGCATGCCTGTCCACCTTAGTCAATGTAGGTGACTGTTCTACTTTTATACCCATACCATTCCCTCCGTTTTCTGGCTGACGGCCAATTGCTACAGATTGTATTCCATATGCCGGGGTAGACACAACCAAATCCGTGGCATCCTTATAATCTCGCTTCTTTAGCGCTGAGGCAGTGTCGGAGGCAGTGTAATCACCGAATCCTCTTTGTCTAAATCCAACCTCTACTTGCAATGGAACAAATAATGGCGCACCGCTATTGATATGCTGATTTTCAAGACCCATTTTATCACCATAAGCACAATTGAGCGTAGAGGCCAACTCTGCCGGCCTACTCTGCCGGCCTACTCGTTCACTATCTCCTCCAACGCTATTCTTAGAATTTCCGGGAGTGCCTTTCCTCTTCTTTCCGCCCGGCGTAAAATCCCTTCGCAAGCTGTCTTGCTCAAACAATACCGCAACAGGTGGTCTCCAGTCTTTTCCAAGATGTCCGACAACAAAGATTCTTCTGCGTCTCTGTGGCACTCCGAAATATTGGCTATCAAGTATGCGCCATGCAATAGAGTAAAATTCACCTTCGATGGCACCGGATTTTTCAAAGTCCTGGGCTGCGATATCCCTTCCTGTGAAGGCGGAAAGAATGCAAGCAAAGTCGCTTGATGATCCTTCTTCTTCTGATTCTTCATCGCTTTCGTCTCCGTTTTCATCTGTTCCTGAAGTAATAACCCCCGGAACATTTTCCCAGACGAACCACTTGGGCCGTTTTTCAATAAGAATTCTGACAAATTCAAGGGCGAGGTTACCACGCTCATCACCCAGTCCTTTTCTGAGTCCGGCAATACTGAATGACTGGCAGGGAGTTCCTCCAACGAGAAGATCGAATTGTTCATCATGATATGTTTTTAAGTCTCTTAATTTAAGCATGTCACCCAGATTAAGTACATGCGGATAATGATGCTGCAGCACTTCGCTTGGAAAGTCCAGTCGTTTGCTATAGTCATTCTCAGGGTCATACTGACTGAACCATACAGGCTTCCAACCGAGCGGATGCCATGCTACGGTCGCAGCCTCTATACCAGAGCAAACTGATGCGTATTTTAATTTTGCCATAATGGTTGTGTGAAATTTATTGTTTGAAAATATCCCCTTGCACCGGCGCACTCACCACCACTGCATTATCTGCCAGGAAACCTGCAGCACGCTCCGCTACTTCTTCTCTTGTATCTCCCCATATGTGAGCAGATATAACACGAGCGCCATTGTCTACTGATACTTTGCAAGTGAAACGGCCCTTGGATGAGCGAATTGGCGTGCTGCTATGTGATAGCATATTGTTTCCTTCTTGTTGGACACTCATCTCTCCATCCCTTGTTTATGATATTCAAAATGTCTCTGATCGCAGACCTCCTTGTAGGTGTAACAATACCTTTGGCGCTCTACATATCCATTTGTGGATTGGAGCTTAATAAACTTATTTCTCCTGTTTTGGTTGCGCATAGTCATTTTATTTTTTAGTAAAAACAGGTACCGGCATCCAGTACTCACCGGCGAACTCTATACCTGGCATTGCAAATCCGTGATAGTCACCCCTGCATCCCTGGTATGAACCGGCTAACACTCTGCTGTTGTATTGTTTGTCGTGACTTACCACAACAAACAGGCATTGCTGATATTGCTCTGGCTCCCGATCTTTCACACTCACCCATTCATTAGCTGCTGCATAGCCTGCTAGATAAGCACGTGATAAGTCTACCGGTCCTAAAACAGGGTGTTTTATTGTTGCATCTGAAGCATACTCATAAGATTTATTTTCTGGTGTCATGGCTGCGCTACTTTAGCTTCGTTACGAATAGTTGTCCTGTATACCCCTGCGCTCCAGCTTATAGGCGCCTGATTCTCAATTATGGCGTTGAGTGCATCCAAGGCAGCCTGAACTTCTTTTGGCAATTCACCATCGCCATCCGTAGGCATGTCATCTGCCCAGTATCCGCTGTCTATTTTGGACATTTTATTTGGCTCACACACAACCAAAGACAAATCTTCTGGCTGCATATCATTATCTACGCAGTATTCACGAACCTCATCTTCGTCCATGAAGAACCTGTCATCATCGTGCAGTGTAAGCATTGAGGATCCATCGTATTCCATAAATGGCTTAGCCAGATATTGCGCATGTCGTTTCTTCTCGTGGCATGGGTGGCAATAGCGATTTATTTTGTTAATATTCCCGCACGATTCGCATTTGCGATGTGTAGCCCCATCCGTCCTAGCCTGATGTTCTATGGTGTAAAACCGCATGTTGGCAGATACCCATCCTTTACCATAAGGAGTGCCATCTAATAGCTTCAGGCTTACAATTTGAGCAGCTTCCGGGCTGTCATACAAGATTACTTTTTCTTCTGGTTTCATGATTTACTTCTTTAAATAAATTACAAAATAGCTCCCGTTAACTCCTTTCTCACACAGGTAAAATGCCGGTAGTACAAGTGACTCGTAAATCTTGCGGATCTCCCGGTACATTGCCTCAAAACCCAGCACGCGTTCCCTCCTGGGGTACACACATACTACTGAGTAGTACTGATCACAGTCATATACCTGCTCGTATACTTTGTTTGGTATTATTCCCTTAAGGAAGGTCTTATCTGTTTTTTCTCCTGAAATAAGAGAATAGAAGAAGTTGTGGGACATTGATTGTGGTTTATGATGGTTACTTAAGTGTAGTCAGACATTCAAGTCCTCGCTGCATATCCTCATACGTCTGATAACTATCCAATTTTGAATTCTTAGCTCCAAACCCACAAACTTTTAAAGTATCATTCAAAGGCTTAATAACCCTTGACCACACCTCATGCCAATGCGTATACAGTCCCGATGTATTATGCTTAACTACAGCGTCCATCAGCTTCTGAAAATCGATATCCATCAATAAAATGTCTTGATTTGTCATTTCTTACTTGTTTTATATATTAAATATTAATGATTAAAATGGAGCATCTTCGTCCACAAATGATGATGAAGATGAGTTTCTTATTCCCGACCTTGGGTTATCATTTTTGCGCATATCGGCAAAATCATCTATCAATTCTTTATTCTGCCACTGCTGGATGCCGCCTACAAAAAGAACCTCTAGTTTTCCTAGTGTACCGTTTCTATTTTTAGCTATGGTTATGTAGTTTTTATATTCTCCGAATTCATCCAGGTCGTGCCATGGGAAAACTACAATATCTGCATCCTGCTCAATAGCGCCACTCTCCCTTAAGTCGGATAACTGGGGCTCTGGCGGCTTCCTTGTTTCGGCATTTCTATTAAGCTGAGAAAGAAGTATTATTGGCAAATCCAACTCCTTAGCAAGCATCTTCAATCCTCTGGTTATGCCAGCTATTTCCTGCTCCCTATTACCGTTTTTATTTCCCTTTTCACCCTTTATCAACTGCAGGTAATCTATAACCAATAATTGAATTTTATACTTCTTTTTCCACTGCCTGGCCTTTGCACAAATCTGCATGAATGAAAATGTTTTATCATCCATCCTGATAGGTAATTTGGAGAAATAATCGGTGTAGTAATTGAGCTTATTGAACTGCTCTTCTGTCACCTTCCCATTGCGGACAAATTCGAACGGAATCTTGGTTACTGTGGATACCATACGCTGCAAAAGTTGCTTGCTTCCCATCTCCAAACTGAATATCCCAACATTTTTCTTTTCTACTATCTCACTTATCGCCGCATTTAGAGCCAAATTAAGCCCCAAAGCGGTCTTCCCCTTACTAGGACGCCCACCTATGATAATTAGGTCCGTATTCTGCCAGCCATTGGTCATTGCATTCAATTCTATGAAGCCAGTGTCTACCCCAGTGAGTACAAAATGGTTATTTCTCTGAAAATCGATGTCTTTTACCACTTCCCGGAAGATGCTACCCACCGCATAGTCGGTTCCGCCAGACACTAAATCAGTAACTTTCGTGTATTCGGTATGCAAGGTGTCGATAAGTTCAAAAACATCGGTACTATCCTCGTAAGCAGCATTAACAACTTCACCGCAAATTCTGATAATTTCGCGCTGCATGTGTTTCTCCAGAACTATGCGACTATGTGTGACAATATGGGCACTGCTCAGGACTGCCATGGTTATCCTAGTCAAGGCGTAGGCGCCCCCGATAATTTCCAGTGTGCCATCCTTACGCAACTGCTCAGTAATCGTCAGTAAGTCCACCGCATGCCCTAACGAATATAAATTCTTCATGCAATCGTAAATTGTCTGGTGAGCCGGCGCATAGAAGCACTCCCCTTTAGGCAATATGCCGATTACCTCTTCAAACGAATTTCGCTCCAACATGCAAGCGCCTAAAACGGCAGCTTCTAGATCTGTAGCTTGTGGAGGAACCTTGCCGTAAATCAATGAGTTTATTTTAGGTTTAACCTTTGATTTGTCAAATGAGTTTTCCATTATTAATTTTTTGATTTTAAGTTTCTATGATGCCATGTTGACAACCTCATTGCCACATCCCACGATTTTTCTAGTTCCCATCTCAGGTAAATTCCATTCTGTGCAGGTTCCGCCCAGTATCTGAAAAATTCATTTAGCATCTCTGCACCGTATTTTTTAAGATGTGGCTGCAATGACTCGGTAAAGGCTTCTTTCTTTTGCTTGATAGTCTTAAATTTTTCTTTTGCATCTTGAGGAGACTTATTCAGATTTTTTTGAGTAAGCCAATTATGAAAATGCTGTACCCAAGAGTCAGCGCCACGCATGCACCTATTCGGATATTGACCAGCTTTTGCATCATTGAACATTTCGGCCCATGTATTCAAGTACCCCCATATCTGCTCATCACTGAATTCCACATACTGACGCTTGAATAATTCAAAGCCTCTCATTCGGTCATCATAAAAATCATCATCATGCAAATAGTAATATATACAATCCTTGACATTTGTTTCAAGGTGCCAGTTGCCGGCATAAAAATCTACCTCTTCCTTTTCTTCTTCTCCCCCCAACTTTTCGCCCCCCTGCACCCCCTTAGTATTACCTATACCCCCCTCATTATCTATACCTTCTTTATAGTTATAGTTATAGTTAGGCTTTTGCTGGTTATTTTGCCGCAGCAAAATCTCGGCTAATTCTTCTGCATCTTTCTTCTTTTTATTAGTTGCTTCAGCACCTTTTCTCCCATTTTCGCTTCTTGAATTACTGACTTTGTTATCATTAATCATCCTTTTTTGGCACAAAAACAGACCTTCTATATACAAAACGTCCTGTTGCAGCAATTCGATTATTGACCGCTCAATCTCTTTAATAGTGAACGGCAAATGCTTAGCTAAACGTTCGGTAATGCACCGGCTAATTTCCGCTATATACTGATATATTTGCTGATTGCTTTGCTGAGTATTTTGCCGCGGCAAAATGTCGGCAAATTGAGATAGGCATTCAGACTGCATTAGATATTTCCCTTTCTCTTTGCAGTCAAAAAGCATGCACATGAGGTGTATGTACACCCCATTAGCTTCTGCACTGCAATCATTTAGTTTACGATCATTTTTGAAGTCTTTGGTGAAAAACTTCATATAGAAATGCTTTTTGGCAGCCATAGGTTATAAAAGCAAAGTGCCCCTTTCCCGCAAGCAGGCTACCCAAATAAATAACCAAAGGATGGAGATAAATCGGCAACTTGCGGGAAAGAGGCGTATAATTAAATGTAAAGTCAATTTCATTTTATTTATTTAAGTAGCAATTCAAAGGTAATAAACTACTTGTAAATTCCAAATTGTGTAATAAAATAAATTAAGTATGCCCTTATTTTGCTGAATTATATTAAATAAATTGAATACAACAGGCAATATAGTAATACAGCAAAACAGATAGTTCAAAGTGTAATATTAAAATAATTTATTTAAAAATCACTTATGGAATACGAACGTCGAAATCATTCATAAGTTCAATCTCTCGTTCTGTGAATGAATTCGGGAGAGAGGAGTTCCTTGGTAGCGAAATCCCCTGGCGAATAGCCTCTTCACTGTCATCTGTTGCTATTCGATGGCAAGAACTGCAGATAGGCATAAAGTAGGCGCTCATGATCAGAAAGTAATTTGCCCGGCCACCCATATGGTGATTTTGATCTGCTTTAATCCGGCAACCCGGGAGCATAGCCTTGCATACCTGATTACCCGGGAGAGCCATGAATTCAGCATGTACGATCTTGTATATCTCATCCAGTACTTCTCCTAGTGCGGAGCGCTTTCTAATGCTGAGCCGTTTTGTGTTGGTCTTCGGCGGTGCTACCGATAAACTTTTTAATTCGCTGGCCATGTAAGGTACGTTGTCTATATAGTACCGGCCATTTTCTATGCGCTCTATTTTGCCCTTCTGGTCGGTATCTTTTATAATTACTGTAGAACCTGTCTTCATTGATTGAACTCCCATGTGTTGTGATTGTGTGGAGCAAAGATAGCAGCAAATATCAACACTAACAACATTCCCAAAAAAATAAAAAAAAATAGGAAATATTTGGTTAATTGAAAAAGATGTTTACCTTTGTGATAATTATGGAAAATGCAACTATAGAGAACACCGATCTGAAAGAAATGTCGGTCAAGATAAAAGCGCTATATCCAAATTGGATAAGCAAAGTGGCCGAGTATATTTCCAGGGATAAAGACTGGAAAGAATATTCAAACAACCAATGTACTGAGGATAATGCCCGACATATATCAAACGGGACTATCAAATCTCAGTTGCATCGCCGGCTGTTTATGAAGGCTGCGGCGAAAATGCTTCTGGATGTAAAGAAGGATATGCAGGGAATAGAGTCACTTGTAAATCAAACAGCATAATGGGATTTGCGGAATATCCGGGAATAGAAGAGGTTTATGTGCTACACCATACAGAGGGATTTGGTGTGATGGAAAGTCAGATGGTCACTCTTGAAATAGTTGGACAATCTAATTCAGAAGATGAGCTAGTGGATTTGGGACATAAATTATACCCTCGTAGTGGCACAGGATGGGATTATGATGGGTGGGTTATACACATAAATATCTGCAGTGAAAAAGGCCGCGAACTATATGATGTATATAAGATAAAATCAGCGACAAGACGGAAAGAATGGGAGAATGACATGAGGATGTATCCAGATAAATACACCTCAACTAAATTCGGCGGCTATACAATAACAATGAAAAAATTTCCAGAACTGGAAGATGCTGCCGAAACTAGTAGTTTCACAAAAATGATGTTTCTGCTACCATCCGGTGGTGGGTTGCTATCGGATAAACACATGGTAGTAATTGGTGAGGGAGAAATAAAAGATCCAGACAATAAATTGCCGGAATTCTTTGATATGATGATGGGGGAAAAGAAAGATTAATTTACTACATAAATAATTAAAATGGCAGCAAAAGACTATGAATTAGCGGTTACAGGTTTAACCAATACTGTTTGGATATTAAGCCGAGTAAGAAAAAAGGATTAATGACGGATGATAGAGTTAAAGTAGAAAAAAGCCATTTTTTAGGCGTTGTTCTGGAGTGGGTGAATGGTGAACTTGAAGATGATAAGAAACTCTAAGCATTACAGTAGATGGGGAGGTAGTTGCCGAAATAAAAATATTCAAGGATAAATTATTTAAATAATCACACATGTCTGACCAACTAAACAAACTGGAAGAAGCCCAGAGAATAAATTACAAAATCAAGGGCGTAGAAAAATACAGAGACCTCATAAATAAGGTTCTGATCAATCACGTAGAAGCTGGTACGCCACTGCCGCCAATATGGACCAGGCCTAATGCTATTCATTCAGGGTCTATGGATCTTAATCCATTGTATCTACCAATGCAGCTGGAAGAATTCTGGCATGGATATGTATCCAACATAGAACTGCATATAGAAAGCCTTAAAGGTGAACTGGAAGAGGTAATGAAGTAAACAAAAATGTTCTATTTGGGACAACTAAAAAAATAAACATGAAATTTCTCTCCATAGATTTAGAAACAACCGGCCTGGATAGTGCTCGTGACCAGATACTTGAATTTGGTGCTGTATTTGTTGATACGACCAAAATCCCAAATGATTGGCCACAGCTTACTATGATAATTAATCACCGGATAATATCAGGGGGTGCTGTAGCGCTCCATATGAATAGTCGTATTATCGAGCAACTTGCTGGGTATGCCAAGCGTAAAGATGTTGATCAGCACATGGTAAGCCCGGACCAGCTATTATACAAAATAACCTCATTCCTTTCTGAGAGTATGTCAGAAGATGAAATTCAGGATGTTGTGATAAATATCACTGTAGCAGGTAAAAATCCATCTGGTTTTGATATCCCGTTTCTTAAAAATCACTTTAATAAGCATAATTTTAGCGGTACGGAACTATATACATCGGTAAATGATAACCCGGAAAGTCAGAATGTGCTCAACTTCAGAAGAAGGGTAATTGACCCGGCTGTGCTTTATGTAGACTGGGATAAAGATGAAATACTTCCTGACCTGGAAGAATGTAAAAGGCGCGCCGGCATGACTGAGCATGTTGCTCATACTGCACTGGAAGACGCCATGGATGTGGCTATGCTTATTTATAAGAAAATACACGGGTAATGTAATTTATAGTAGCGCCTTTTCTTATGTACTGATTATTAGCATAAATAAAAAAATCAAACAATGAGCACAATAACCATAAACAATAAGGGATATGTAGGTAATAGTATAACCATCATAAACGGAGTAGTATCCATAGATGGCAAAGTACAGGATGCCGGTAATGAAAAGCAGATTAATATAACAGTTACCGGAGACATCACTAACCTGTCAGTTGATGCATGCATATCATGCCAAATTACTGGTAATGCAGGCTCAGTAAAAACTGTATCGGGCGATGTAACTTGTGGTGATGTGTCTGGTAGTGTAAGTACTGTCTCCGGAGATGTAGTAGCTTATATTATACATGGGTCGGCATCTACCGTATCTGGTGATATTATGAAATAACTTAGTGATGGCAAAGACAACCCATAAGCAACCTGCAATCCGTACTGGAGGAGATGGCTTGTCTCCGTACCCATCAAAAATAGATAGAGAAGAAAAGAGAGATGGCGCATGCTATGAACTTACTTTACCTCTTGACATTGAGCGCATACCCAGGATAATAGGTGTAGGAGGTAAACTCAGGGAATGCCTTGATGGTTTCTTCTCTGTATATGATGAGCGCGGAGGTGTTACCTTCTTCAGGGTGGGTCCGCAGATAATAGATCAGCTGAAATTAGAAAACAAAATAATTAAAATTTAAAAACTCCACACACAACATGGAATTTGCTAAAATGAGTAAGGGCACCACCTATAACTTGAAGGTGACCAAAATAACTGAAAACGTCAAGTCTATAAATACCAGGAGTGGCACGCGATACAGGCATGACATAGAGGGTATAGATACAGGAACAGGCTTCAAGTATAAGTGTGAGTATCTTACCCGGGAGACAACCCAAGATCAGTTCGCACTACACTGCTATTCCAAAGTAAGGTGCATCAGTGATTATGCTGAAGGAGATACCATAGAGCCATGCACGCTTGAGGTATGTGATAGTCCTGCAAGTAGAGATCGGAAACTTCCAGCCTTCCATGGAGATGATCCGGCACCATCTGCCAAGTCTGTAAACGTTTCTGGATTGAGTACTACATTTGCGCATGCATATGCTAAGGATATACTGGTGGCAGAGATGTCCAGGTGGCATCCAGCAAGGGCAGTAACACCTGAAGATATAGCCCGTATGAATCTGAATGCGGAAATGATAAACGCATCTATTGTCAGCAGTATAATTTTCTAAAGCTTATGAAAGAGATAAAGAGGTTATTTGTATATATATGGCAGCACATGTGGTTTAGTCATTGTGATTTATGTGATAAGCGCAGTAGTAGAGAATATATCATAGAATATAGTGGAATTGGGATCAATTTATGTCCTGAATGTTACGCTAAAGAAATGAAAGATAATGGGAAATAGGCGCTATCATATACACATACCCTCATTCTCGGAATATGCATACCGCATGCTAATGGGTTTATCTGAGCAGCAGAAACTTCAGCTACATGAGGACGAACAAAAAATCGTATCCTCTGCCAGGAACATAAGTAAGTTCACAGCACATGAGCCATTTGAGAAGATACTTCTGCTACTTACTAAGGTAGGATACGAGTGGGTGCTGCTTATGGGGCCTACAAAAGAGGCTATAGAGCAGGTGCACTTCGCCACATTCAACCAGTACGATTTTGAATCCAAGAGAGTAGATGCAATAAATGCTGCAGCAAGAGAGCGTGTGTGCGCAGCATCCAGTCACCAGGTAATGCTTACGGCACATATGTGTGCACAGAACTGCCAGACCAGTGTATATAACCTCTCTCAGTACAGTAAGGACCTGGTAAAGGCCGGACGAAGCTTCAATAAAATGAAGACCACGGACGAAGAGTTGCAGGAAGCTACGGAGTCTTATCAGTACATGAATAGAGTGCTCTGCGCACAATTAAATAGCATGGACTGGGCGCTCAACACGCTGGGACTGGATCAGCAGGAGTTAAGGATATTATCTATCCTTTTTGATAAGCAGACCAGCGCGCGGTCGCAGCAGGAAATATCGGAAGGAGCTCAACTGAAGGGGAAGAAGGCCTACCTGAAAAAATATCTGGATAAACTACAGGCAGATGGGCTCATAACCAGTGACAAGGATAACTCCGGGCGCATAAAGACCCGTAATCACTACTACTTAATAACCGGTAAGGGGATTGAGAAGATGATGAAGTATAGGTTGTATATTCACAAAAAAACTTTCAATAAGTAAATCGCTATGAAATATTACTATGCATTAATTATCGCTATTGCCATTTGTTATTTATTAATCCAAATATTCAATCATGTTGATCCATGGATTGCGATTTTACTTCTCGTTGTTATAATAGGTTTTATTATTAAATTCATCATAAACAAAACAAAAAATAAATGAAAAAAACAATCATGGCGCTACTTAGCGCATGCGTATTGCTCGCATCATGCGAAAGGGTAGCCCCGAATTATCAAGGTGTTCTTATGGAAAATTACGGCAAGTCGGGTAAGTCTGATTTTAGCTTGCAAAAAGGACGTGTGTGGACCGCCGGGTTTGGGAAGGAGTTGTTCCAAGTCCCATTGTGGGAACAGAGGGGAAATTACGGAGATCAAGTGCTAAGGCTTAAGGCTTCGGATAATACTGAGTTCAGTGCAAAACCGATATATTCTTTCAAGGTTATTGAAAGCAGAGCTATTGATGTTGTATTTGAAAATAAACAGCTTGGCGCAGGGGAGGACTTCATACAGTCATTAGAGGATAATATTTTGGAGAATAAAATATACGATTTGATGAAGGAAGAAAGCAGGAAGTACACGACCGATACACTTATGGCTAATGGCGGGTCCTTGCGTTTTGAGGAAACCGTACAATTGCTAGTGCGGAAGGCATTCTCAGAAAAAGGGTTAGATCTTATGACATTCTCCTGTCAACTAGATTTTAGCGACAAGGTGAAGGCCCGGATAGATACAAGGAATGAAGTAAATACTAATGTCACCGTTATTGACCAACAGATAATTGAGCAGCGCAAGAAAAATGAACTTGCTGCATTGCAGCGCGATTACAATAAAATACTTAGCGAGGGAATTACCCCTCAGTTGCTGCAGCAGCAGTTCATCGAAAAATGGGATGGTCATACTGCCATTTACGGAAGTGCCCCATTTTTTATAAAAGATATAAAACAATAAGTTCAAGGTGCGTGGTGCAGGGTTGATTATATCCTGCACCACGCATATTTTGTATTTAATAAAAACATTCTGATGAGCGCACAAGAACTACCATTTATCCTTGAAGACATAGTAGCTTCAAGAGAGACAATAAGAGCCACTTCAAAGAATTCAGATGCATTACGTAAGGTGCAGCTGAGGAGTATCCGTATCCGACCATGCTTCAATGCCCGGCGCCAAGGGTTCCACACAGAGCATATGTGGGAACTGCTGTTAGGTATACCAGACCTGGCAGAGGCTATCTTTCAGAACAATGGCCCTGCTACTCCTTTGCTGGGCGATATAACTGTAGATGGTGTATTCTACCAGACAGATGGAGAGCGCCGCATACGTGCCCTACGACACCTCATAAGAGAGGGTAAAACAGTGTACCCTAATGGAGATTCAGTAGATGAAGTGCTGGTACTGCTGAACCCAAGAAATACCACAGACCTGGAGCGCAAGAGAAAGGTGCTTACCACGGAAGATAACCTGAAGCTGCGTCCTATGGACAAAGCCTGGTTTTACAAGTCCTTTGAGACAGAAGGTGCTGGCATGACCCATGATGAGATAGCCAAGTTCCTCAATGTTTCCCGGCAATCAGTAGACAACTACATCCAAGCCTCGGAGCTTTCTCAGGAGGTGCAGGATAAGATAGACTGCGGAGAGATTACTATGACCAAGGCCCTGGCTGATTACCGCGAAGCAAACCCTAAGCGTAAAACAAAGCTGGTAGAGGTAGATATAGAGTCTGGCGAAGTACTGGAGCAAAAGAAGCCAGAAGAAAAAGTCATGAATGGTGACGAAGATGAATTCTTGGACCAGCAGGATAACAGCATATCATCTGCCGGTACGAAAGGTGGTCCAAAGGAAGGCGGCAGCGGAGAAGTAGTGATCGGCAAGGATAGCATATACATGGATGGTCAGAAGCTGGCGCTGTGGAAGCAATTCGTAAACCGGTACGAGAAACTAAAGACCGAGATAATAATGGGCGCCACACTAGAAAATGGGCACTTGCTGAAAGTTGACGACATGCTTGCGGAGAGGCTGAAAAATGAGTATAATTTAACCGTAAAATAAAAACCATGAACACATTTTCATTGAACATTATTACCCTGCAGCATCCGGACGGCAGCTACATATCATCATCCCCTCAATTATTGGATACTGAGGCATCTGGAGTTACAAAAGAAGAGTCCATAGAGCAATATAAAAAGCTTATCCCTTCTCTTATGCTGGATAAAAGAAATGACATGATCCAGTACCTTACTAAAGAAGGAATAGAGTTTGATATAACGAGCATACCTTGCGTACTTAATGAAGTGGTAGCAGCATCTGTATCCAGTGATAGCACAGTAGATGTCTCACGTAAGCTTGAGATACTGCATCTGTATCAAAGAGTAGGCTACCCACAGGCAGAGCTATCGCTCTCCAGGCATTGTGAGCTACAGTATCTGGGAATGATAAAGGATATAGAACTCGACAAGGAAAAGCTCAGGCTTGAGCAGAAAATAAGATAATTTCACACAACAGAACACCGGTCAGGGCCGGATATATTTTATGGAAACTAACCAAGACAAGACATCTGCACAATTACATGGTAAAAAATTGATTGATTCAGTACAATATGAGGCTGAGGCGAGAGATTCCAGTATCCGTAAATCTTGCGAAGAAATGGCTAAAGAAAACGGATTTTCTGAAGATTTTGCCAGGGCGTGATATGCTTGGAGAATGTTTATCAGAACCAGCATACCAGGTAAGATTGATTATGAAGGCTTGAAGCAGCGATGGCTTAAGATTAAAGAATTAGGTGAGTTAAATCATGGTTGATTTTCGGTTTGTTAAAATAGAGGGCTGCATGTTTCTACATGCAGCTTTTTATTGTACAAATAGTGTAATTTTAACCCATTGGCGGAATTAATCCCCGCTGGCAGGTGTTTATGAAAATGGATATACTTTCAACTTGGAGTGGTATCATCGCAAATTTATCCCCGGTACATCCTGGAATTGTTCCGTTAGATATTTTTTCCAGACCCCGTCAAGAAGATAGTGATTTGAAATCATTGCATAAAAATTCTGACGAACTAGACTCGGATAAGAAGCAGAAACTTGTTGAACAGCTATGGGGTCTTCAGAACCGACGATTTTCAGAAGGAGTGTAAGAAGCGTTTTCTGAGCCTCCACCTGAGCCTATCGCTTTTCCGTTTCCTTCTCTCCCAATATTGAAAAATAATTGAAATGCAGCATCAATCAATTTTAGATAAAATAGATGTCCCGGAAACACTCATGGACATGAATTTGCGGCTGAATATCATTCAGCTTATGTCTGATCCCTCAACAGATAAAGAACGTCAGCGCAGCAACATAAGAGTTGCACAGAAGTATCTGGCATCTTTATCTAAATCTAAGTTGTTGAAGGATTAATCTTGCTTGATAATTATGGTGGGTGACTTACCCATTTACACGCAAGTCGCACTATTTAAATAAAACAGTATATTTGAATATGAAAAAGTCTAAGATAACCATTGACCCGGATTTACCTCATAACCATATTTTATTTGTCCCTCTTGATCTACATGTGAACGTAGAGGAACGCTCAGAAGGTTTGCGCCGCCTTTTAAATCACCTCTTCCAAATAAAACCAATAGTATGAAAAAAAATGTCAAAACAGGACCAGGTCATCATCCACGGGAAACCCATATTTCAGAGATACATCTGCCTGAACGTATTGACGCAAAGAAACTGATAGAAGACTTACGCCCATTCTTAAATTCGTGGATGAAGAAAGCACGACAGTAAAATTATCATCTCTAACTCTAGCCTCAAATAAATCTAGGTCTATTTTATTTGCACCTTGGGTTTGAATGAATGTCGTTAAGATTTCTCTAAACTCATCTATCTCATTAACCGGAACTGGGTTAATAGTGATTACATCGTAAATAAATCCATTTTCAGTATATTTAAATTGGCTTCCTATAAGGTGATTAAAAGATTGACATACCTTTAATGCCTCTGCGTGAGGTAAGTATATTTCTGCTCCCATGTTATTACATTTTGATTAGACACCATAAATGTAAAAAAGGTTCACTCTTCTAGTGAACCTTTTTATTTTTCCTGCAATAAATCACCGACTTATACGCACTAAAAACATTTTTATGTTTAAAGTTGAAAACTTTAAACTATTTGGTTTAATTTCACAAAATGAAAACAAATAAACCGGACATAGACAAGCTCCGAACTATTAAAAACTATGCTGTCAAAGAGGGGGTCACCCCGGCTTATATTTATAAGCTGAACAAGGCCGAAAAAATGGAGATAGTATCAATTGACGGGGTGCAGTTCGTGGATACGGATCAGTATCCAACGCTACCTACCAGGAAGGATAAATAAAAAGGCAAAAGCCCATCAAGTTTGGCGACCGAGGGCTTTTGCTAGTAAGAATGACAGGCTATAAACCCATCTTCTCTGCAGCAAATGTAGAGGAAATTTTGTATTGCTACAAGATTTTCGTAATGCATTGCATCAAGTCAAATTTTGATAAAGTGATGTATGCCCTAAAAGTGGTTTTAGGCAACGATTTTCCTATTGGTGGCAATTACCTGCGCAGGGAGCCTAAGCCTTTATTTACCGACATGGAAGTGATAGCACTTAGCCTTACTGCTGAAGCGATGAGCATAGATAGTGAGTGCTATCTGTTCGCCAAGTTACAAGCCAATTACAGCGCTGATTTTCCGCATCTCATCAGCCGGAGACAGTATAATGACCGAAGAAAGATATTGTTCGATGTGCAGGAGCATGTACGCGCTAAGATGGCTGATACGCTCAATGATATAACGGAGGTTTATGTCATAGACAGCATGCCTTTGGAGATATGCAAGATATCCAGGATGGAGCGTAATAAAATGGGCAAGGAAGAAGAGTACAGCTGTCCTGATAAAGGGTACTGCGCATCTCAGGACAAGTGGTTCTACGGGTACAAGCTGCATGGGGTGTGTTCTCCATCCGGGGTGATGCAGACAATAGATCTTACACGCGCCTCAGTGCACGACAATAAGTATCTGTATGACGTAGCAAGTAACCTAAGTGATTGCCTTGTCGTAGGAGACAAAGGGTATATTACCAACAAGGATGATGCTAAATCGCTCTCAATAAAAGAGGCTGGCGTATGCATGGAGGTTCCTTACCGGGCCAACCAGAAGGATAAGAAACCGCAGATGTATGTCATGAAAAAAATAAGAAAAAGGATTGAGACGGTATTTTCTCAATTGTGCGATCAGTTCATGATACAGCGCAACTACGCTAAATCATTTACAGGCTATAAGACCCGGATATTGGCTAAGGTAAGCAGCATGACCGTCCTGCAGTACCTCAATAAGTTTGTGAATAATAGGCCGGTGGGGAACTTAAAGTATGCGCTGATGTAAACTCCTGTTTAATGGGAATAGGATGCAGTGCCCAATATCAGCACCCCATATACTTCATAGCGCTCCCTGGATCAATCGTGGTGTGATAAGCCGCTCGGATGCAGCCAAAATAATCAAGCTCATTCGTTATAAGCTCATCGCCTCTCCATGCCTCGTAAAGCACACGGCCGGCTACATTCTTGCGCTTGAACGTGAAGTCTGCAACAATGTACACATCGGTTGTCGCGTTAAGGCGGGTCCAGGGGATTTCGAACATGGGCGTTAAGGTAAAAAGGGTGCGGGGATTAGCCGCACCCTTTATTTGTGTATCCGATTCGGATATTTTAGTATTAATTTTGTCTTGAATTTAAACTGTACTCTCCCTCAACCCACCCCCTGTTACTTTTAAGCCAATCCATAAGTTCAGACAAAAACCCTAAATTAATTGCATGTGCGCTTGCCTGAAAGTATGAAACCTGACTATCTTCTATCTCTCTAATAATGATAAGGCGTTTATGCATAGGTTTGTTTCCTTTCTTTACATACATGGTAGTTCGCCCTACCTTCTGTTTACTTCCTTCTATGATGCTGTCGCATATATCCATTCTGCTTTCTATGAAAGACATATCTATAGTGGGGATGTAATTATCTTCTAGCATTCTGCAAGTTCTAATTGTTCATAATATTGCTCGCCAGTCTCCATAATTTGCTCCATAACTGGACTACTTTCCATGAACTCCATCGAATTATTAATGGGCTTCCATCCAAGTGAAATAAGCTCAGTTTCTATTCCTGATCCGTATTTTTGCGAGGCTATAAAAAAGCATTTAAGTGCTTCGTCTACTGCTGAGTTTGTTTCTTCCTCTGCCTTGACATAGGTTTTAAGTCCAAACAAGGGGATATTAATTGCAAGTGTGTTTTCTGAAATTTGCTTACGCCAGATGGGCATAACTACAGATATTTTCATGCTTTTATCTTCCCTTAAAACTTCTATGCTGGCTTCTGTGTTTCCCATAATAGGCTATTTAAGTTGGTTAGATATTTAGCAAACAAGTATAAATATCATACCTGCTATTTTGCTTTTCATTTCAAAAGTAGTTCGTTTTCTTGTAGTAACAAAGTTAAATAGCACAATGGCAATACATTTGTTTTATGACAATTCCAATAGTTTTCGAGCATTGTGCAAAACTTTAAAGCTATAACAATCATCATCCCATCAGGGATACTTTTTACATTAATAGCTAAAATCATAAGATATGGATATCAAGTAGCAAATGGAGTGCCACATGGCTGCGATACCTCTACGTGCTGCGATTGCCCGTTATGGTCTGTGAATGTTATGTCTATAATTGTGCGCATGCTATCATCGTATTCTGTCGGTGTCACAGTGTCTCAAACATGAACCAAAGATAAAAGTAGCCCTTGGTTTTATCAGGGCTATTTTTTTACATTTATGTTGTCTAATCAAAATGTAACTATTATGGTAGAAATTACCGAAGGTCATCTCATCAATTTGAAGGTTGATATGAATGATGCATTCATGGGTGCTACAACAAGAGAGCAGGTCACATTGTCCTATGATCTCATAGTTCCTCCATCGGAGCCGCAAAATGTAATTCTATATCTTACCTACTTTCAGTCAACGTCAAGCATAGAAGGTGATGACTTTGTCTTTAAACTTCAATCGGTATGGGAATATAAACTTTCTCCAAAACTTAACATCACACCAAAAGATGTTTATGAATGTGTTGTCAAAACTCAAAAGCATATGCAAGAAATATCTTCTGCTATCTTTTCAAAACAAAAATCATTTATTGAGATAAGAATTCCTGCTTTTGAACACGAAGTTGATGAAATATCTTCTTCGCTTCAGAGAATGATTGAGTAGTTTTTTCTTTTGGATATTTAACTACAACAATCATTGATTTCTTTTCTTTCCTGGGTATGGTTACCTTATTTTTCATGTTGATGGTTTTATTTGGGAGAGGGGGCAAAAATAGCTGTCAGAATTTACAGTATGTGCTTTCTCAGTCGATCTATAAGACACATCCAATAATCATGGGATGCAGTTGCACCCTTTGCAAACAGTAGTGGATGCGGATTCTGGAGAGCTGGCGTATGGATTTGGGATAGTGACTTAGTTTGTACCGCTATTCCCATGGCGGATAGTTTACTTTCAGAAATAGTAATGTCAGATGCCGTCTTTAGTGTGCTTTGCATAACAAAAATGTTTTAAATTTGTGATGCAATTTTATTTAAAGCGAAAAACCTCCCCACCTGCTAAGTGGGGTTTTTCGTTTGTGGCTTAAAGGTAATCATATTTAAAAATACTTTTCAGTTTTTCACCTGTATAAAAATGTGAGAAATATTTTTAGCTTTGCAAATTACCTTTTAAAATGCTATACGTATGAATATATAAAAAACATTGGCGACTTTTATCTTTTATACGCTTTTCCCTAAATTACCACCTTTACAAAAGCTTATCCACGCTCGATATAAATAGATATGCCTAAATTATGGCGTAACTGTGTCTTTATGCGTGGATGGGTTGTGGTAAACCTAAGGGATGCACAGAGAACTACAGTTACGCCTTGTTTTTTTCAAACGGCTGCAAGGTAAATGTATTTTGCTAATGCTTTATGTTTAAATTTGCCGGTACACAACAAACCAGATAAACACATATGGATAGATAAAAAACTGCATTCCGAGAAGATTATTGCACCTTGAATTACCACAGTTTGAATTGCAAATTCCTTCCTTACACAAATGACTATGACGATGCGCCGCATGGCGTAGTTGTGTCTTTGTGTAAGAGGCCGTGGTAAGCCTAAGGTGCAAGGAATAACGACTACGCTATTTTATTTTATAACGGCCACCTTAAATTACCACAAATGAAGAAGCCACTAATTGCTATCCTGGCGCTGCTCAGCACTGGGGTAAAAGCGCAGGATATTGCGCCAAAGAATCACACCAAAAATCAACACGTATTTGAGATATATGCAAATTACGGCATAGGGTTAAGTACATCCATGTCCGGGAATGCACTTTCTAATACTACAAATGAAAAATGGACAATTAAAGATGTTCCGTCCTATTCTGGCGGAGCCTCCATTTACATCATAAAGAGGCTGAATGTCGGTATATCTGCGCGCTCGTCTGTGTGGAATACGACATCTAAGCTAAGCGACAATATTACGGGTCCTACGGTATCTCCCAGGGTTACTACAGGCAAGACTTCGGTACTCTCTGTTTCTGCCTTTGCAAATTATAATCAGCCCATTGGTAAAGGTGTTATCTATGTCGGAGGATCTGTTGGGTATGCCATTGCCAATGGTGACACGAAGCATCTTGCCAAAGGGAAAGGCCGCGATATGAATGGCCATATAGGCTATGCTCATCCTGTAGTAGGCCAAATATTATGGGTCACAGCTGAAGCCGGTATGTCCCAGGCAAAGATCACTCCCGATGGTCAGGTATTCTCGATAAAGCGAATATATTCTGTCACTAACTATCCGGTTTCTCTTGGATTAAAGGTCAGGATTTAAAACGTATGGCATGATAGTAAAGATTATTCCAGAGGATAAGTACAGCCTATTTTATAAAAAGGAGACTTTAGCTGCTCATGTGGGCATTGGGATGATAGTAGCTGGGGGTGTGGTGCTTCCGTTATTAGGGACTACACCTGGTATGTTCAGAATGATGTATTTGGGCGCCGGGATATTTTCGGCAATATGGGTCCATGCAATAGCTGAAGATCAAAACAGAGAGCCCTTATGGCTTTCAATAGCGGCATTCCTGTTCCCTGTATTTATGCTTATTGTGATGGGTTATTCCAGGAAAATGAATCTAGTGTTTTCTATTGATAATTCATATAGCGAAGAAGACAAGTATTATTCATTGAAGGGCTACGCTGATAAATTTGTAGAAAAAGGAAAGGTTGAAGAGGCGGAGATTGTATACCGCTATATCATCAGCAACCTTTTACATGATGAGGAAGATGAAGTATTGTATAGTAAACTTTTAAATAAGCTTACGCATGTCTGAATATATAAGTCAACACGATAATAAAGCGTATAATCATTATGCTATTTTCGGAGTAATAACAATGGTTGTAACTCAATGCTATCTGAGTTACGTCACCTATCTACATGGAGGCATTAATGGGGTACTTGATGTGTTTTTATCTATATTCAGTGTTCTTGTTTTATGTGTCGGGATTGCATATATCGCTTTCTGGTCTTTAATAGTTGATAGATTCCCTAAAAAAGGTGATTTAAATCATCCCAAAATGATAGTAATATTTGGATTTTATGCTTTTGTGTCAGCTATAGGGTATTTAGTCATGCTGTACTTTTGGAATGATGTTATAGAGGACATAAGCAATCCCATTTTTATCTACACTATTTTTTCGTTGCTGATATTAGCAATTGAATGTTTTTTAGTACGCAGAAAATTGAATTCAAGAATTAAAGAAGTGCACAAAGAGTACATAGATGTGTATTCTTATATTGAAGAAGAAATCGAAAATATAAAAGAAGACAAATTGAGTTACGGCTATGCCTTCCAGCGATTAGTGGATAAAAGATTCAAGAAGCATTATGAAGATTATGCAATGGAGCATTTGAGAGTTAATTACTGCATGTTGACTACGGATGAAAAAGTAAAGGATTTCGAAAAATTTTCGCAACAATTTGAGTTGTTACATCCTGTAGTCATAAAAAATATTATTTATTTTCCCACGTATGGGTATAGGAAAATAAAGGCATAACATTCCATTATATTTGTAGAATGAAATTCGATAAAATACAGCGGCTATCAAATATTGATTTCATTACTCATTACAGTGAAATGTGGTGGTCATTATCATTATATCCTGCAGAATATAATCATTCTAAGGTAGGTGAAATATCTATAAAGATAACCAGGGGCGAAGTGACGAGAAAATATCATCCAGTCGACTATTTGAATTACATTATTGAATACTATACCCAAAAAATGGGTCAAACAACTAATTTGTATGATCAGCACGTAATGGCGATAACGCTTAGGGCTACCATATCAAATCAAATTGAAAGTTTTAAAGAATTATTGGTAGGCGCAGATGAGTCGACTGAAAAATATGATTTTTCAAGCCAGATGAATAAGGCTAACAATATAGCTGAGTTATCTAAAGGGAAAATAGATATAGCCGGATACAGGCGAGAAAGATACAAGTTTTGGTATGGTGTTTTTACTGGCGCAGCAACTGCGTCCATAGGTTTGCTCACGCTCTATTTCAACACAAAATAAACCGCAGTAATTATGATTACGCCAAGAAATCCAATAGTAAATCCTTTAATAAACTGTTTCATATTAGCCCAAAAGAATTAATTCCAGAATCCATGAGAAGATGGAGCGGTTATCGTGGAGTGAGTGCCGTAATTTTTACCGAAATAAGATTTGGTAACGACCTTATATCTGCCCCTTAATTTCTTCTGGGGTGAGTAATTTAGCTAAAAAAGTATCTTTCCCTAACGAAAATATTATAATTCTATCTTCTTCAGCTCTCCCAAAGTTGAAGTCAACCATGTGAGTTAGCCCTTTGGACTGTAGTCCCTTTGTTATAGATTTCATCTTACGCTGCCATCCTGTTTCTTTATCTTCCATTGGTTAATGTGGGGGTTTGTGAAAATTTAATTCCGCCAATGGGTTAAAATTAGGTAATTTTATCTTGAAAATAAAAATTTATGCCGTTTAAATTTACGCAGTCTTTTAATAAGGGAATGAATATGGATTTCAGTGAATTGCGCCTACCACAAGATGCTGTGCAATTTATGAAAAACATGACTGCCAATGTAAACCAGAACACTGGGACTCCTGCCCAGTCTGGAGCAAATATGGATGTATTCTCTCCTCTGGAAGGGAATGCAGTGCTATCAGTAGCCTTACCTGGTGGGACTAACTATTGTGTGGGGTTCTATAGTAGTGAACAGACAAATGAGGGATATTTCTTTTTATGGAATAGCAACATGGACCATTCCATATGGGTAATAAGAGGAGATAGTGGACTCTGTGAATTGGTATATCATGGTAATTTGCTGCCGCTACAGCTGAATCCACTATATTTTATAGCAGAAGGCAGGTGCACTCTGGAGCTCAGGTCTTATGTAGACCCGGTAACAGGGCTTGAAACAAATTTTAAGTTCCTGATATTCACTAACAATACTATTCAACAATACTATATATCAGTAGAAGATTCTATAAACACAGATTCATTCACTGCACCGACAGGATATTTCGCCGGCGCCGGCACGTTTTATGATCCAATTACCTTGATACATCTGGGTGTTCCTACGCCTATAAGTGACATAGGAATAATCAAGGTGCCAATATCAGGTGCTGATGTTGGATTGCAGAATCAAACAATCAATCAGGCATTTCAATTCAGAAATAAAACCGTAGACGTTTTTGGACGAGAAAGCGAGCATGGCATTATAAGTCAAGTGGCGATAGATCGTGTATCTGGTGGATGCTATGGCAGCAGCAATGCGGAGTCAAGATGTTTTGATATTACGTTTGATGCCGGGAATCCATTGGTGGATACCATATCCATAGAATATAGGACATGGGCTGGCAATGATACGGCTGCAGCACTACAAACCGGGTGGATAAAGTACGCCACCATAAATAAGTGGATAAATTCTACTGGGCTGCAATGGTATGAGCGGTCTCCCAATACTGTATATTATAATCCAGTAACAAATCTGATTACTTATAGATTTTGTGCGGATCAGCAAAATATTCCCATACCAACAGAAGAAACGGCGCGGACAGAGCCTGGATTACCGAGATTATCCAGTGGGGTATTCTCGGTAAATAAGCGAATAGGTTTAGCTAATAACGTAAGGAATTTTGAGCCTATTAGTCCGGTAGAGACTGACAAAATAAGTTACAGTGCTATTATCCCAGAAGCTCCTGATTGCGGGATATTACCTATGCGTAAAATAGTTGCTTATGCCTACATGTACAATTTTGCTAATGTACAGGCTGGGTATATGCAATACGAATTAATAGATGGGGTCAAGACTTATATATGGGGTAACCAGCGAGGTCAATGCGGTGATGACACTGGCAATGCGGTGAGATTAGATCAGGTTTTTGGCGATCAGGATAATCCTGGATTTATATTCTATCTGGCTGGAACCCAATACAACTGTGTTACTCAGTGGGGCGGCTTATTGCCATCTGGTGTTTTTACTCCATCTCCCATAATGGATGGCACCGGGGCATTCAATAGGAATATTCTTGGAGAGCCGGTATGCCAAATAACGATAATGGCACCGCCTGGTAAGTATCTCCTGAGGGGCGCCTCTCACAAGGCTAAATTAACAGATCCGGACTATCAAAACACCTCTACGTATATAGGAGGAATAATAGAGGTTAATGATCTTTATTCAACAGGGGATCCTTCAAATTATTCTTTCAATCCGATAAAGGAAATAGAAATAGATTGTACATCAGGCGATGTTTATTTTAGAAATCCTACAGATCCAGCATTTCTGATTATTGACAATAGCTTTGGTGATACATGTATGGTAGATGGATATTTGTGTGAACAGACTGGGGAGGGTGTTCCTGTAGAGATGAACCCGATTAACTTCTCATCATACCCAGATAATGCGATGCCATGCTATGGAAGTTGGTTTACCGACCATAATGGGTTCTTCTTTGGTGGGTGTCCTACGCAGGGTGTATATTTAGTAATAGCCTCTGATATATGTACGGGAACTTATGCTGTAGGAACCATTCTCAACAGCGGGATTGATGGAACATTTAAAGGCATATTGCATGGGGATGGTTCTGGAGACGGCAGCTACTGTACCGAATTAAGAAGTGGCAATTGGAAAAATAAGGTTTATATATCACGTTCCGGCAATGTATTCCCAGCTAATGCGCGTCGTAAAATAACTCAGCAAATAAACTTGTGTGGTGCTGAAGGAGGGGTATCCAATGTGCCTGTAGTGATGACTAAGGGTGCTATATCATTTACGGACAGTGAAGGGATAGCAACAGTTATTGCGCATAACCGGACTAACTATGCAGCTGTGCCCTGGAATACATTGACATATCTCAACCCTATAGGTGTGCCAATATTCACAATAAATATACCGAATTACGGAGTGTCGCCATATGCAGATGATAAATTGATAGTGACGCAACGGGGATATTGTCGGTGGACCAATTGCGGTGGCTGCGTACCTGCGGTCCCTGATCAGAATATAATATATCAGCCATGCGGTGGCTCAAGAGATACTACACTTTCTGATGTCACCATATCTCTTGAAAATATAAATGTTCAAGGGGTGCAGACTGGTGGTAAGTATGCGATGTGTTATTGGCTGGTTGATAATATTGGCCGGCGCACATTTTCTCAGGTGAGGCAAGGGGAGTCTGGATTTGTCAGCATGCCTAGTTTGAATGATATAGGATATTATAGGCTGCCCCAGATTGGATATACTATAGACCCGTCATTTACAGTGCCGTCCATTTTTAAGAAATTAATATTCGGGGTATCTGCTAATACTAATTTCACAGACTTCTTTTCGTGGTCTATTGATTACGTGCAGCAGGTTGATAACACAGGCAATACCAATACGGTCAATCCCACACAGACTAGGATATACTACGGCAGCCTTAATGAGTATAATAAGCAAAATAATCTGACGATAAATTGTAACTGGCAATTCATAGCAACTGGTCAAAATGCGCAGGGGCAGCCAGTAATAGGGGATGTTGTACAGTTCATTGCTAAAGCGGATGGGACATTCTTTCCCCCAGGTCTATTTGCTACCGTAACAAATGATCAGGCTGGGTACTTCTTTACAATAGACTATCAGGCTGCATTATCTGACCTTACTAATGGTGCGTTGTTCCGTGTCATCCGTCCACAGGCCAATCAGAATAACTATATCTATTACGAACAATGTAAGGTTCTGGATATAGTGGATGGACGGATACCTGCAGGTCAACTTACGGGCATAATACCGTATTCCGATAGCTACATGTTATCCAGAGTCTTGCCAGTGCCTATTTTGCAGGGTCAGCCAGGCGTATTGGCCCCGGGCGCAACGCCACCAAATCCTATACAGTATACTAGTACCAATCAGAATGTTACACTTGATGAGGCTGGTTATTCTACTTTTAATCCAAACAGTAATGGTGTTTTGATTAAAAGTGTGAATGATGCACAGACTTCTTTCCCTTTCTATTTTGAGAGTCCATCACCATCTGATTTTTGGGGGAGTCATCTAGCAAACAGAGGGCGGATAGGGGTAGCTAACCCACAAGAGGCACAGCAGCGTATAGGCACAGAGGTAGCCTTATCAGCGGCACTCGGTGACCGCGGAACATTCAATGGACTATCTTATTTTGACAGTGCCAATACCCAAGTATTTGACCGTAATACCTGGGGTAACATAACGGTGGTGCTGGTAGAGGTGGGAGTATGCCTTGTCATCTGCGATAGCGATCACTTCATGGTGCGCTATAATGCTACACAGCTTACTGTAGATGCTGATGGAAATGTAAATGCTAATAACCAGAATGGTATATTCACTACTCCACAGCGTCCTCCCGGCACGCCTTTCGGTTGTACTATGGAGAACATAAATTCTATACGTAAGTACCTGGGCAAAGTGTATTGGATAGATGCTGATGGACGCCTTATACTGAACAACTTCAGCACCTCCCATGACGTAAGCACATATGATGCAGAGAAGGGTATAATAGGGGGATACAATGGCTACCTTATGAACAAAGTATCTGCTGTAAACCTACGTAATGCCAATCCTGGCGCAAATGGCGTTTACTACTTTGTAGGAGGTATAGACCCGCGCACGAACGAGTACTATCTTACCACGTTTAACATACCATCCCTTGCAGTGCCCAGGTATATCAACATACAGCCAGCAATAGACCTGTACGGCCCGGAGACTATATATGTTGACCTTAATACCGGTATGCTAAAGGGTATGGCATCATTTACACCGGAGATGTACGGCATGGTACCGGGTTATATCAGCGGCAGGAACTTCTTTACCTTCAGAAGAGGGCTACCATACAAGCATCATCAAGGCAGCGCTACTACCACTCCGGCTAAGTACGCTAACTTCTACGGTATACAGTGCCCATGCTATGTCATTCCAGTAGCCAATCCGGATAGTGAAAAAGTAAAACGCTATTTCTGGGTAGAGGTGTACACTAAGCAATCAATACCTGGTGCGCCAGGTCAAATGCCTACGGCTCTATTCTATTGTGAGCAAATAACCACAGAGAAAGGACAGATGTCACGACTTAAGCCGCTGCGCTGGGACATACGGGATGGATTCCAGACTGCAGAGTTGCTGTGCGACATGAATACGCCTTTCGATCCAAATCTTCAGCCGCAAACTACAACCAATAAACTTACGGATGGTAATCCTCTCATAGGAAGATGGATGAAGTTGACACTTAAGACAAATGATTTGTGGGCCGGCACCTATTTTGAAGTGAGTGCGTCAATAGTTGGCATGAATTATATAAAAATAAGTGGAGAATAGTATATTTGCATTTCATCTTTTAAACACACAACAAAATGAACGAAACAGAAATTTATTTAAAATGCATTGAATTAGCATCTCAGCCAGTTCATGGCACATCTTACAACTACGATTCGCTATTAGAAATGGCAAATCGAATTCTTCCAGACACAAGTACCGAACTAGAAAAAATTGCATATGCCATGTTGGTATTTAGCAAGAATGGGAACGATATGCATCAGTCTTACTCGAACAGTGACGGCAAAATTCCTCTCAATTCATTGAATTTCCCAATAATAAAAACGCTGCCACTTGATGATATTTTGCAGAAAGCAGATTTGATTTTTGATGCGGTTAAGGCAAAAAGTGTGGCCCGGAATGCATCTATGCGGGAATCTCCCCCCATAGATAAATATGTATTGTTATTGCCAAATGAAGTGTCATTAATAGAGGACCTATGCAATCAAATAAATACTAAAATTGAATTTATTTGGTCAGAGCACTACCATTTAGATAGGACTAAGGATCATTTGAGTTGCCATTTCGTAAAGAATGGGGAAGCAATAGTTGTGTATAGTGGAGTGGATAAGTCTCAATTAATATCTGTAATAACTGGCATAAAGGAGCTTTTGTTTTAGTATATTTGCATTAGTAGTGCGCCGCGATCTGGAGGTTCAAACCCTCATAATATGGATGGTATCTTGGAAGGGGATTCGGTAAGGTAGGATAGGATACTCAAAACTACAGACACTATAATTTAAAACTCAAACTAAAAAAAAGACGTTTGTGGGCGAGGTGCGTCTATAAAATAACCCGGCCCGTCATGGGAATGTAGCTCAGATGGTAGAGCGCTTGATTGAAGGTCAAGGCGTCAGCGGTTCAAGTCCGTTCGTTCCCGCAATTTTTAAGATCGTGCCGGTGTGTGAAAAGAACGCGCAGAGAGAAAATCACACCAAACAGTCTCTCCTTGTGAATCCCGAGAGTAGGATGCCTAAGTTTGAGGGCACAATAGAAAGGATTCTATCAAACAGGAAAAAGCCCCGCTAAATTAATAGCGGGGCTTTTCTTATCAGGCCCATTGGGTAGGTCCACACAACAAAACCGAAACACTGGATGGCTTGACTGTGGACGAAGGTATTTTATTTTTCTGGAACTTCCACTATTGCGCATTCAGTTGTTAGGAACATCCCGGCAACGGAGCTTGCATTTTCCAGGGACACACGAAGAACCTTAGCTGGATCTATAACGCCAGTGGCCAATAAGTCTGCATATTCATTTGTTTTGGCATTGTATCCAAAGTTGGGCGCCATTGATGTGCAGATATCATATTTTATAGACGATATTTCAGATTGAGTGATGCCGGCGTTTTTTAGTATCTGTATCAAAGGTGCGGCCAATGATTCTACTATAAGATTGTATCCATGCACTTCATCTGTAGATTTTGATGAGGTATCTCCTATTGAGTTCTGAGCTTTCAGATAGGCTATGCCGCCACCAGGCACTATACCTTCTTCCAAGGCGGCCTTCGTAGCACACAGTGCGTCATCTACGCGATCCATCTTTTCTTTCACCTCTATCTCACTGAATCCACCTACATTAATGACCGCCATACCGCTAGTGAGCTTGGCCAGACGTACCTCCATCTTAGGCCTTTCATAAGCGGTGATCTCTGTTCCATTGATGATGCCGCGGAGTTCTTCGGCTCGTTCAGATATTGCCAATTGATTGCCTCTTCCGCCTATTATAGTGGTGCTATCACGACCAACAACCACTTTTTCTGCTGACCCCAGCCATGCGTGTGTGCAGTCCTTAGGCTTCATGTTAAGGTCTTTATCTATAACCGTTCCACCTACCTGGATGGCGATGTCCTGCAGCATTTCTTTCTGAGCCCCGCCGTATCCAGGCATACGTATAGCGCATGCTTTAATATTGCCTCGGACAGTGTTTATACTAAGGGTTGAGAGGGCTTCGCTGTCGGCATCGCTGCATATAATCAGCAATGAGCGCTTCTTGTCAGGTGTAGATCCTTTAGTGCATATTTCCATCACGCTTAGTATGTCAGTGAATGTACTTAGCTTATCCGGGCAAAGCATGATCAGTGGGTTGTCCAATATTGCTTCTGCTTTTGGCTTATCTGTTATGAATGCCGGGCTCAGATATCCTTTATCAATAGAAAGTCCGGATACTACTGACACAAATGTATCGGTGCTGCGGGACTCCTGTTTTTGTATCAGTCCATCATTACCTACGCGCAGGACTGCATCAGCTATGTGTTTACCTATTTCTTCATCATTGTTCGCAGATATGGTAGCAATGCTGAGTACTTCCTGGCTGTCATTGGCTATCTGCTTTGCCTGTAGCTTAATATTAGCTACAACATCGGCTACGGCATTGTCCATACCACGTTTTAGTTCTACTGGATTGGCGCCATTGGCAACAAGCTTCATGCCCTCAGTAATGAGGTATTGGGTGAGCACTGTTGATGTGGTTGTACCATCACCGGCTTCGCCTGCGGTTTTACGCGCTACCGCCTTGATCATCTGTGCTCCGCTATCCTCATAAGGATCTGATAATGTCCTGACGTTCTGCGCCACGGTAACACCATCCTTAGTTATGAATGGGTTCTGGCCACTATTTTGCTGTATGGTAACATTGCGTCCTTTAGGACCCAGTGTTACTTTTACTGCATCAGCTACCTTGTCTATGCCTGCCTTCATTTTGTTCCGGGCATCGGAATTAAATTGCAATTGTGTGCTCATATTTTGGTTGTGGGATAAAAATGAAAATTATTCTTCAGTAAAGGTAAGCAGGTCGTTTTGGTGCATCACCAGATGCTCGACACCATCTATAGCGATCTCTGCGCCGGCCATGCGTTTAAAGTACACGACATTACCCTCTGATACTATCATAGGTATCTTATCGGTGCCTGGGCCAACTCTTATAACTCTGCCTTTTACAGGGCGCTCCTTGGCATCCTCTGGAAGTATCAGGTGTGATTCTTTCTTATCTTCTATTGGCAGGATAAGAACTTTGTCTCCGAATGGCGTGTGTATTGTGTTGCCCATGTCGTCTTTGTGTGTTTTAAGTAAAATAAAATGTTCGTGTGCTATTATGAAGTTCTCTCCCAGCAGCGTTATTGGGTATAGTTCCTTAAATGTTGCTACTATCTTTCGGTTACCTTTAATCGGGGTGCAAATGACAGCATGATTCTTATTGACATAGGCAGCTTTCTCAAGCGCATCCGTCTTTAGTCCTTCTATGCTCGTTTCCAATGCTTGCAATTCTTCTTTCTGTGCAGGGTCTGCAGGGTTAAGCATGCGGTGCTTGTTGGATAAGCGCTGAAATGTAGCAGTGTACTTACCTGCACCTTCTTTCTTCTTTTCAGCTATTATATTCTGAAGTGCCGGCAGTGTTTTTATATCATTGAACGTATAGTCCATGTTATGCAGTTCAGACCTTGGGATTTCTTTTTTCTCAAAAAGTTCAATCTCTGGCTTAAGAAATATGTTCCTGTCAAATGGTTTGATAGTGCTCAGCTGTGGTATTGGGTTTGTGGATAGATTATTCCTGGATTCCATCATCCCGAAGATTTCTCTTCCGTCATGTGAGAAACAGTTGATCATAATGTACGCATACTTTGATTTTCCATCTTTGCCTTTTTTCTCTCGGAGCATGCGGTACTGCTGGTGCTCTACCGTGTGATGGAGTATCGCAAAGCAGCCAGGGCGAAGCTTAGGGTACATCTTGGCTGCTTCTGAACCTATGCTGACAACTTTAGCATACTGCAGGTTGTACATCATGTGTATATATGCCTCCGGGCGTATCAGGCCACTTGCCATTTCAAACCGGCTGCGCTTCTGCTCATTGATGTCTACGCGTACTATTATTTTGTGTGGCGCAGCCTTTTCATTTACTGAGTATATATCACGCTCAAATAATACTTCCATGATGCGGCCATCGACATTAGCTGTGGGGTACATGCCTTGTTCTGCCTTCCTGTATTCTACTGTATCCCCTACCTTAAATAAAGAGCCTGGAGGGACCGCATGTATTATTCCTTTTTGAGGGACCCCCAGCGTTTCGTCAGGAATGATGATACCGCCATCGCTCACCATTTTGCCAGATAGTGGTTCAATGAATAGCCGGTTGAATGGAGTATTATCAACCGACCATATTTCGTTCTCAAAAAGCAGGTCCAGTTCTTCTCCTGCTATCTCTATTCCGCTGTACCGCTCCTCCGGGTTATTGCGCTCGATCTTGCGATAAGATACGTGTGCACCCACCGGTATTTCTGAGCCTTCGCAGTTGGAAATAACGACACCGGTTTCGCAAACCACATTTGCATCTTTTGGTATTTCGATACCGTGCTGGTTTACCACTGCAGGATGTTCGTCCGGGCGCACGATAAGGCGCCTTGATATTGCTCCGCTATTGTTGATGTAGGGGATGCTGGTTAAATTATGTGTGTGCATGAATATGTTTTTGAGTAACCTGCAAAGTGCAGGTAAAGATATTGTAATTAATCAGAAGTGCAAAGGTATGCGGTTTTTTTTGCAGGGTAAAGCGGTTTTAAATTGTTTCATCCCGCGCAAACTGTGCCAAGCTTGCGAATGAAAGGTTAGCTATCAACTCAGGAAATCAGTTTAGTTCGATGCCGCAAGGCTGACTTGATAAATTGAAAAGTATTATTCGGTAAAAATGCTGGCAATGTTTGGAAGGTAACAACTAGCAACGGACAAGGCAGTGTGTGCTGCACCCAAAACACTGAATACCTATATGAGGAGTAGAAGTTGAGCGTAGCCTGATGTCATCGGCATTAATACAAAATGACATAAACTTTTAACTGGTGCCTTACTATAAAGGGACTTGTTTGGAGGAAGACCTTTCTTTGTTGATAATCTAATATAAACCATTATATTTGCACTGCAACTCTTACAAATTGCAGTGTCAGTTCTCGCTGACTTAATCCCCAACTGTGGCACTGGTTGGGGATAATTTTTTCTTTAGTAACCTGCACTTTGCAGGTGCGACACTCGCCAATCACTATAATCACAATCATTAAAAAGTAGTTTTGTGCATAATACTACTTTATGTCTGCATATAAGAAAGTCACAGCCCCCGTTCTATGGGATAATGATAGTACATTCCAGGGTGGAAGGTACTACACTGTAAGTTCTTCTGCTATAGTAGTAGGAACTGTAAATAAGCCAACTGGTCCTGTTATCCCAGGTGTGAGAACAATACCGGCATTAGTGCCTACGCTGCAGATAAAAGACCCGGAGTATAATGACCTATACCTTGCCATGACCTTTGAAGAGTGGATAGCATTAGTAGGTATGGCCAACGGGAGTGCCGGGATACCGGAGTCAGTGACATTCACAGGCGGTGATACAATACCTGCCGGCAATACAATATCATCTCCGCTGCTTAAAAATATTATTATTCTATCGGTAAACAAGAGCGGCATTAGCATTTACAATTACGTTTACACTAATGGATCTCCGAATGGCACGCTGAATCTAACAGCAGATGGTGGATTGGCCGTGGATGAAAAAATACAAATAATCTATAAAAGGGCGTGATGAGAATTATACTGTTGATGTTGTCTTTATTGCTTGTTAATTCTCTGTCTTTCGGGCAAATAACTCCTTTTGGTAATAAAAATGGTACCGTGGAGGTATTGGGTGGATTACAGGCTGACAGCGCCTTGGGTATACCGGTTGTTCCAAAAGGGTATACCGGTTTTCAGAAAGGCATCACCACTACGGCCAGGCTGATTGCGGATATTAATGATACAATGCTGTATTTTATGCGCAAGGGCGTGTCTGTAAGGACACTCACGCAGTTTGATAGTAATATACTGTATCCAACCCTATTTTTCGTTCGTAATAATTATATCCCCTCGTTCTTTATGGGTGTATCTAATGGAGTAGCTACACTGGATGCTACCGGGCGTGTGCCTATTGCGCAGATCCCAGCTTACCCTATCGGTACGACATATGTAGCAAGCAGCCTTCCTGAAATGTTGGCGTTGCCGGCTACGGTAGGATCCCTATGTGTAAGAACAGATAGTAATTATAGTTTCTCATTGGCCGCTCTGCCGGCTACATCTTATGCGAATTGGGTTAGGTTGCTTTTCCCTGCTGTGATGTCTTTTAATGGGCGAATGAATGTGGTGACACCTCTGAAGGGTGACTATAATACGGACTCTGTGCTTGAGGGCCCCATAAACAAATACTTCACAGCAGCCAGGGCACAAGCCGAGATTGTAGCAGATACACCCACGTTCCTTGCTACCAAAAGTAATATTTCTATGCTTACCAGTGCTACCGGGCAAACTCTTTTGGGTAGATACTCTGCTTCTACGGGCGCTGCGCAGTTTATAACCATAGGTTCGGGTCTTACACTTAATACAAGTACGGGCGTGCTTTCAGCTACCAATACCGGGAGTGTGACCAGTGTTACAGGGACAACGAACAGGATTACTTCTACTGGTGGCGCAACTCCTGTGATAGATATATCTGCCCTGTATGTGGGCCAGACCAGCATAACTACACTGGGTACAATAGGTACAGGCACATGGCAAGGTACGGCGATTGCTAATGCATATATTGCCAATCCACAGGTTACAGTGAATGGTTCGGCAATATCGCTCGGCGGTTCCGCAACCATATCCGCGGCGCCTAACGGAGCTGCCGGTGGTGATCTTACCGGCACTTATCCTAATCCAACGCTGACAACCAGCGGCATTACACCGGGCACTTATGGCGGTGCTTCAGCAATCCCTGTTATTACATATAATGGTAAGGGAATTGCCACCAGTATTACTACTGTGTCGGTATCAGGAGGTGGCGGATCAGGCGTGACGAGTGTGACATCTACGGATGGCAGCTTATCTGTTACGGGCACAACTATAGTGAATGTAGCGGTCGCCCCGGTGCCTGTATATACTATAACAGAAACAAGGGCTTTTACGGTTACAGCAACCAATGGCCATGAGCAGCAGGTGACGCTTAATCACAACAACCCGACCGATACAATTACATTGGCAGGATTTGGTCCAACAGCTGCCGGTGGTGCCGGGTTCATCAATCAGGTTGTGTTGAACATATACCAGGACGGTACAGGTGGTACGGCGGTTTATATAGCCGGTACGAATATACTGATACCCATGAACGGCACCAGCAGGTTAATGCCTGTATCAACCACGGCTAATGCCCTGGCTGCCCAGTGGGTACTTACCTGGGATAAGCAGCTAAGCAAAGTAAGAGTTCTCTATACCTCAGATTTTATAACACCGCCATGATCCGCCTACTCATTATATTGCTATTTATAGCAACCAATTCATTTGGGCAGGCTCAGCAAGTGCCAGCCCAGACGCAACGGTTCATGTCCACACTTAATGCTGTAGGGTATGCGCCAACGCTGCCAAATTTCAGGGATGCTTACTACTTGGGCATGCATCTATACGGCAATGTGACTCACGAGGGCCAGGTATATGTGGAGACAGATACGTTGCTGTTCTACTATTTCCCATATATAGGAAATACATCTGCGGCTTTGAGGGTTGATTTCATAACGTTGGCTTCAGGGTCATTCGTTGGTGGAGTTACCATCGGAACTGATGCATGGAATGGGAATGGGTCTTCAGGGTATTTCAATACGACAATTACGCCACCATCTAATATTGGCAGCTATCATCTTGGTGTATATTCCTTCACAAATGAAGCGGCTAACACAAAAGTTGATATAGGTAACTCTACGGGCAATTCAATTGCGCATAGATTCCTGATAAAAACCACGCTGGTGGCTAATCCATGCTTTATGCTTGCACTATCCATGTCGGCCTCGGTGCCTACCAGTGCGCTGCAGAATGCCCCGGCATCAACAATAGGCCTTTTCATAGCAGCTAGATTAGCCTCAAACACTTCATTAGTTCAAGGATTTAAGGATGGTGTTGCTCTCCAGGCGGCATCTAATAATGCACCTACAACCGGCACTATTGGGGTGTCTTGGGTAGGGCATGACCAATCTGCGACTTTTGGCTACAGCACAAAATCATATGGTGTTGCATTTGCCGGTAAAGCACTTACGACACCCCAGATATTAAGTCTTTCTCAAGCAGGAACATATAAAGTAACAAAATGAAAAAATACATCTATCTGCTGTTAATGATATTGGGAAGTGCCCAGCACACTTTCGCACAGGCGCCACCACCACAATATTGGATAATAATCCCCCCGGACTTTGCTTTATCCATGCGTGATAGCATTGGCTGTAGCGGTGGTTGCGTATTTGCATGCGCAGTGGATACGTTTGGGCGGTATATAGTGGATACATCTACCTCCCATTATTTTGAGGCAGCATTCGATACGATGTATGCGCATACAGGTGGGAGGCATATGGAACTGATCAATTACTACCAGATATGGCAAGGTGATCCTTACCAGGGCCAGATGCTGGTGGACATGCATATAAAAGTAAGGGATGGGTATATCCCACAAAAGGATACTGCAACAATATCAGGGAGCACAACCTATGTTCTACCGGCGGGGCGAGTGTTGCTACTATACAGGATAGTGCCGTCAGGGAGCACAACGATCACGGTAGGGTTGACACCCGGAGGGGATGAAATATTCCCAGCTACTACCACCAGTCAGCCATTGACATTGCAATCCGGCATAACGTTCGATACAAATACAACTATTTATATAACCGTTACAGGAGGTACATCTTGTAGACACATTCGCCTTAAAGTATGAGAAACATATTCATAACCGTTATTACCGTAGTTTGTGTCTGTATTGCGGCATTCATTTATATTACGGCCAGGACAGAAGCTCCGGCGCATGCGCAGACATCTGTGTATATGACAGATGTTCTGAAGCTGGGGTCAAAAATGGCTACATCACTCAGTGACGATACTACCGGTGCCAACTGGACTACTCAATCACTAATTGAGGGCTATGCAATCAAGCGATATGTCGCAGGAAGGGTTGCTGCGACTGTAGCCTTGATACCAACCAACAATAATACGCTGTCCAATGGTGCCGGTTATATTACCGCAAGCTCAGCCTCGGCACTGACCAATAAGAGCGGGAATATATCTATGTGGACGAATGACATAGGCTATATTACCGGCATAACAAATGCCCAGGTGGTATCTGCTTTGGCGTATACTCCTACACCTACAACCCGGAATCTCACTATAAATGGCTCTACTCAGTCATTGGCCTCTGATAGAACATGGACATTGACTACTGCAACTGTGGCGGAGAGTGGTAATCTATATTATACTGATACACGTAGTAGAGCAGCTGTATCTTTGACTACTACCGGTACCGGAGTTGCGACTTATAATCCTGCTACAGGTGTACTAAATATTCCGGCACCAAATTCCTACAAAATACCTGTACCTTATTCTGGAATTACTAATGGGTCTGGAGATTATACAGTTACATTTCCGGTTTCTTATTCAGTAGCTCCAAATATACAGGCTAATATAGTAGGTGGTACTGACTTGCAGCGATCCACAATAACCACAATAACAACTACTGGATTTACAGTACATGTTGTTGTGCAGAATACTACAACCGTTGCGCTTGTAGGTCTTGTGCTTATACCCGGAACTGCTGCCGTGGTTGGAGCTAAGGTAGATGTGCTTATAACTGAGAAATAATTATAACTAAACAATAAAATCGACCAAGCACATGTGCAAAGCAACTCGTTTAATGAAGATTAAAGATTTCAACCTGTTTTCAGATGATGTGACAGGAATTAATGGTGATGGCATACCAGTAGGCAAGCTGCCATTTTTGCTTGCCGCATACCCTACTATGTTTGCTATAGCACCAGATACTGATGGTCAACCTACATTATTTGCGGAGGTGCCGGTAGGTGAAGGCTTGACGTTGAACACTACCTCTATGGATCGCGTGGCTACTGAGGTACATTCTGTAGAATTTAATGGTGATAATGTACCACTGCTTATCAGACTATTTGGTGCATGGACTAAGCCAAAACCTAAAGTATCGTGAGGAGATGGGAGCCATTTGTCTGGTGGGGTGTTCTTGCATGTGGGTTCCTCATGGAATATTATAAGGGAACTGACAAAGTCCCTGTTTTTGATGCCATGGGGAGTGCAATGTTGATTTTTGTCGGACTATTTGGGAAAAACAACAATCTTGTAATTGCATGGTATATATTATTCTTAGGGATAGGCAAGGCATTTGACGCAATACAATACCCTTATTTACAAATAGATCATAATGTAGCAGAGATAGTTAACATTATATTTAGCACGATTGGAGCGATAATACTATGGATTAGGAGAAATTATCACCATGATACAACAACATAGAAGAATGGATACTCCTAAAGCCCATGTTACAGATATATTAATGAGGATACTTGCATGGGCCTGGATGGTTTTACCTCCGGTGATTATAGGTAATCTCACACTATGGTCTGCAATGGAGGTTTCAGAGAAACGCTTATCCTGGAGAGGCAGGTTTTTCATAGTTCTAGGATCTCTAGGTCTTGCATCAGTGATGCATAGGGTTTGTGAAACGTACCAGCTGCAAAGGCATGAGTGGATATGTATATTCCTTATAAGCTTCGTGAGCCAGCATATCCTAAAATTTGCCTACGCTGAATTGGGTGGCATAATGAAGGATGCGGTAAGAGCGCAGCTGCAGCGATTTGTTAAGGGTCTTGATAAAGAAAAAGAATAAAAACAATAATCATGCATAGTGACTTAACTTTACTGGGTCTTGGAATGGCAGGGGTGTTATTGCACTGTCTTATCAAGATAAGCAAATTAAAAAAGACGAATAGTTTCAAGTTCGCTACCTATTTTAGTATGGAGTGGCCGACCATATGTATATCAGCTATAGTTGTCGCTATAGCCATAGTGTGCAAGCATGAGGTTACTCAGCTGGATCAGGCGAAAAACTGGCTCGGTATCGGGTTTGTATCTATTGGCTATATGGGTCAGTCCATATTGATAACCGTGATGGGTCGTGCAGAAGCTATATTGACAAGAAAAAAAGAAGAAATTGAAATTAAAACAGGTCTATGAGATACATTACAGATAGAGCTTACTCCAGGTTATTATTGTTCGCATGCTTGTTTGTAGCGGTGGTAGTTGTTTTTGCCTCATGTAAAGGAACGAAGGACTACGCTACTGCATTTGATCAACTGAAGAATAAGGCTGAAGCGAGCAAGGTTGATGATGATCATGCCATACCGGCTGCGAAGTGCGCTGCGTGGTACCCTGTTCATACTAAGATAGTGACATTGCCGGCTCGTATAATAAAAGGTAAAAGTGACACAACGGTATTGCCGGGAGAGGTACGATATGTAGATTGCGACAGCGTTAAATCTGCTAATGGCAGTAGCAAGGTAGTTGTGAAATGTCCTCCGGCTCAAATTGTGCATGATATAGACACTGTAGTGAAGGAGACTATAAAATTGGTAGAGAACACAGCGCGAGTGCATGAGCTTGAAGTGAAGTTGTCCAATACAGAAAAAAAATCGGAGAGTATGTACCAGTCTCTGAAAACTTATAAAAAGGTTAGTGCATGTGAGGGAATAATTCTTGCGCTCATTGGTATTTACGGGGTATACAAATTATACAATAAAGTAGTCTAAAATATAAATCTAACATGAGAAAGTCATTCACGGTTCTTGCATGGCAGGATAGCGCTGGTACATTTTTCCCTGCGGGTGCTCAGCGGACTATTAGCTGCGATCATATTAATGAGGGTAATTACGGATTGGCACTAAATGGGCAGATAACCAAATTGCCTACAAGTACGGTACCAATAGGGTTTACAGGCACTGACTTTCAGCACCAGGTGGCAAGCATACACCCAGGCACTTTACTAAGCGATCCTACAGCGTATACAAATTCCAGCTTTAAGGTTGTTACGAGGGTGAAAGACTTGTCCAATAACAATGTTACGTATGTCGATGCAGCTGACTACCTGGCTAAATTTGGTGATTGCAATAAATGCTGCACACCGATCAACTGCACACCGATATTGAATGTGCGTACTACAGCATTGGGTACAACTACCGCGACTGTTGCATGGGATGCGTCAAGCCAGGCTACAGTGTATGAATATGTGAATGTCATAAGGTCTGGCTCATGTGTTACGCCAGCCGGCACCGGCACTATAACCACGGCCACGAGTGTGTCATTTACCGGACTTACAGGCGGGTCGGTTTATTGTTTTGCGGTAAGGCAGCGATGCAGCGCCACAAATTTTAGTGCATGGACATTGTTCCAATATACCACTGTAGCGCCTTAAAATATTAATATGGCGACTTCAATAGGTTATTTAAAGGGTATGCTTCTGGATACGGATATTAAGGCCGTACTAAGAACCATCAGGCGCGGCGAAGGTACCATAGCGCCTGATGGTTACAGTTATTTATTCGGCAGCTCGCCAAAAAATAACAGGCGCTTTACTGATTTTTCTACGCACCCCAATCAACGCTTTACCTTCACCATAAACGGTGTTACAAATATCACAAGCGCTGCCGGAGCCTACCAGATATTAAAGAAGACATTTGATACCCTTTGCTTCAAATATGGGTTTAAAGACTTCACGCCGCAGACGCAGGATTTGATGGCATTGGCTCTTTTCGATACCCGTGGATGCCTCAAGGCTGTAGCAGATGGAAATTTCTTCGACCCTGAAATAATGGACCGGTTGAACAATGAATGGGCCAGTCTTCCGATGGCCGGATACGGACAGCCTGAAAAGAGCATGGACCAGGTAAAGAGGTGGTACATTATGGAAGGTGGAATTATAGCTAAATAAAAATAGAGCATGTTCTTATTAAGGGAATGGATTGAGACCAACGAGGGTGAAAAAAATATTGAGTGGGCTAACCGTATCATCTCATTTGTGCGGATGTATATGTCGCCATTGGTCAATCTTGATTCTGCTGAGATGGGTATGAACTACCTGCTCGGGCGCCAGGATATGTCTCCTATACGCAACCTGTTCCAGAATCCTATAGCCCTTAATCTGAACAACACCACATACGGTAATACAGGATACGGTAGAGTGTTTGGCCCCAATGGGCAGCCGGTAAAGCCCGAAGAGCGCAATCTGCATCCTGAGATGTTAGGTGTTGAATTCCGCTCATTACCTGTAATGGAAAAGCTGAGGAACATGCTGGTGGCGGAGATGAAAAAAATGGGGGTAGTGCTCACCGTGAAAAGCGATGACCCTACCGCTACCATCAACAGGAAAAAGGACGAGGCGTTCATTAAGGACAGGCACAATATAGAAGGGCTTTTAAATTATATTTATACCTCCATAGGCGAAGCCCCGTTCAAGATAGAAGAGCACGAGGCAAGGTTCGGGGAGAAGCCAGACAATGGCAACACTCAGGATTTTCAGCGTATGAGTCTAAATCCTGGGAATCCATCTGATGTGGATTTCTTTATGCGTAATTTCCATAAGCTGGATGCGGAAATGGCGGCGGAGAATCCTATTAATTACTTCATGAGATTTAATGAGGTAGAGGATATATTCTTTGAAAACTGGACTACAGACCTGGTGGCAAAAAAAGCTATTGCCGGGCAGCAGTACGTAAGTAAGCTAAATGGAGCAATAAAGTTTGATTATCTCACTCCGGAGACAACGTACATATACGGTGGTGGGAGGAGAAAGGATTTTGATGATGCAAATGCCAAGGCATACCAGCAGAATATTACCATAAAAGATCTACTTGACAGGATAGGTGATGAATTCGATTTTAATAAAGAGCTTAATCTGCTTTTTCAGGCAGTTTATACCTGCAGCCAAGGATCAATTGATATTACCGGTATAGGTACAGACGCCCGTAATGGATGGTTTTGTTCAGCGCGCACAGGCACTAAGTACTCCTACCGGGATTTTATGGACTTTAAGGTGTCTTTCGGATACATGGAGTGGATCAGCGCAAATGAGACAGATTATGGTGCTGAAGCAAACCTAACAGGTGACAGAAAGTTCGATGAGGACAAGAGCACATTTTCTTATGGTGGGTCTGGAGGGGAAGAGTCTCCTGAAAAAAGGTACGCAAAAAAAGCGCGCTACGAGGTGCCTACATACAAGGCCTACTATCTTGTTCTTAGTTCTTATGAGCAGCGGATATTTGATTTTGGCAAAGTAACTTACCAGCAGATAGAAGGGTACAATGACTTTAACTCAAACTGGACCATACTCACTTACAAAGAGATAGGAGATAGTATTGCTATCAACTGCGCCCCTTTTGTAGACATCATCAATGAGTGCTGGTATAAATGGAAGTACGAGGTTCGCAAGGCAAAGCCCAGGGGGACTGATTACAACTATGACAGCCTTCTGGATATTGCTGAGGATACCTTTTCTGATACCAACATGACCCAGGCAGATAAGATACAGAAGATGGTGTCTTGGCTAGATGCATCTGCCAATGGTATGTGGAAATTTCCGCAGATAGATGGGAAGATAGTAGCTATGTCCAACAATGCGCTGAATATAGATAAGCCAAACGGACTGACTGCAGAGATCATGCGCTGGTGGGAAATGCTCATCAAGTCATGGGAGCAGATGCTATCGGTAGTAGGCCTTGATGCGCCCCTAAGGCAGGGTGATCCCGGCAATGCAAGGGATAGTATGAATAATCAGTTCAAGGCTCTGGAATATAGCCAGAACAATACTTATTATATCCCGGACAGCCTTACGTATATGGCGCAGAAGCTGGCTACGCGTACTATGCTGCAGGTTCAAGACATTATTCAGTTCAAAGATCATGATACCCTGGCATTTAAATTCCTTGCGGATGCTGTTGGAGAGGATTGTCTTGCCAGGATATCGCAGCTAGGCAAGAAGGCCATGCACCGGTATGGTATATTCGTGGAGAGCCTTAACCAGGCGCCACAGAAGGCTAAGCTGGATGCGAGAATAGATGCCGCAATACAGAATGGTAAGATCAGCAATGCGGAAGCGCTAATGCTGGATGAAATAAAAAGCCTCAAGAGCAAGGCGCTAATGCTGGCCTATTTTGAGCAGCGCAATGCATCTCTTGTGCAGAAGAACGCTATGGAAATGCAGCAAGCCCAGGCGCAGCAAGCCCAGGCGCAGCTTCAGGGTGAAAAGGAAAACATTTTGCTCAAGGGCAACCTTGAGATTGAGAAGGCAAAGGTTGAAGGTAGCTTCGCGCTGCAAGGGCACATGATCACACAGCAAGGCGGCATGGCTAAGCAGGAGATGAAGCATAGTGCAGATAGCAGGCAGATATACGAACAGGCTCAAGCCAATGTGATGGAGCAGCAACAGAGCCTTAATGATACCGGCAAGACTACACCGCCGGCGCAATCCGCAATAGTGCCTACGCCATACAGCAACCCTATTAACCAGATACCGCATCAGTCCGGCATCCAGCAGTCGATGGCTGATTCCCAGCCGATGAGTACTGAACAGGCTGCGATGATTCCATAAATAAAAGTGCCCTCAATATTGAGGGCACTTTTATTTATGGAATTTCCTGACCGTTTTCTTTTCAGGGACATGTGCCCTGCTTATATCACGGAGAGCCCTGCTTGATTTATTTTTCCTATAGTCTATATAGTTTCTATTGTTGCTGCAACCTTTATTCAGATTGCATGAATGGCATAGCGTCTGCAGGTTTGTATAGTAATTGGTGCCTCCTTTTGACAAGGGTATTATGTGGTCTATAGTAAGATTGAATCTGGCGTTGCAAAGCAGACACATGTTATTATCTCTCTTGAAAATTGCCTCTCTTACTGCTTTGCGTATGGGCATAGCGTTAGTCTATTTTTTTACCTTTGATAGCTAAGGATATGAGTGCAGAGAAGGATATGCCGGTATCGTATGATTTACAAAGTATCTTATCGGATACGAATTTAGGGATATCAATTTCGTGAGACTTTTCTATCTTATCTATGGCTATACCATGGCATGGGGCACACTTGGATACAGACCCGTACTCTTTCATTATCTTATGGTGAATGTACATGCCAATAGATATCTTCATTTCGGCAGCTTCTGCATAGAAAATGGCCCATTCTGCCTCTGTATACCGGAGCCTGAGTTTAAAACTATTATTCATTAAGGAAGTTGTGAGTTACCTGCAAAGTGCAGGTAAAGCTATGCAAATTCATTCTTATTACCAATAGTGGTTTATACTTTTGATATGAATTATATTTTATGGCAGTCACAGACACGAACACACAACCAGGTCAGGCGGCGGAACAGGTAAATGCACCAGCAGTAGATAACACTACAGTTGTTGCAGATACTGCTATTCCAGCCCAGGAACCTGCGGATGCTGAAAAGCCGAAGATTGATATTGACGCAATAGATGAGGATACTCAGCTGCGCCTTATCAATAAAGCGCTTGGCTCAAATTATAAAACTCTGGATGAGGCTAAGCCGAAGGCTGTAAGGTCCCCGGAAGATATAGCTGCAGAGAAAGAAGCTAAGAAACAAAAAGCGCTGGAGTGGGCTCTAGGTACCGGCAAGACAAAGAAGGATGAATATGAGAGAGCAATCATAGAGCGCTCTAAGAATACCCGGGATATTGCCATGGCGTTATTTGCAGAGCAGGAGCGCGCAGAAAATCCAAAGATCAGTGAAGAAGAGATCGCGGCGCAATTTTCTGATGAATACCATGAAGACCTGGATATTGACTCTCCTCTCCGTAAGCGTGCTCTGGCAAGAATGGATAAAGTTGCAAAAAGTTACCTCGCAGAAATCACCGGTCCTATTGATAACATAGAAGCTGAATACGACAACTACATTTCAGATACAGAGAAGTACACCGGCTACCAGAAGCAGATAAAGAATGTCGCAAGTGCATTGCCCAAGGAGTTAGTGGTTTCAATACCATACACAGGGGCGGATGGCACCGAGACAACATTGGAATATAAAGTCCCGGTTGAAGATAATGTGATGACTGCAGTGCGCAAAGAGTTCCTGGACGCCAATACATACCTGGCTATTTCCGGGTCTGGCAGAGAGATAAAGGATGCTGACATTGCCAACGAAATGACCGCGGCTATCGAAAACCGGATATTGCGCAAGGCGATACCTAAGATGCTGGCCGATCATGGCGAAAAGGTTGCCAAAGACTTCGAAGCGCATCTTAAGGCTATACCAAATACAGGGAATAACCTCGGATTTGGGAATACCGCACGCCCCGGGGAGGCAAAAAAGCCACCTGAATATACAGCACTCCGCGCGCATCAGAAATACTAAAAAATAACACCCATAAAATAATACAATAACTAAAACAATTTAAAAACGATGATAACCTACGCTTTAACTCCCCAGCATGCTCCACGTCAGATATTTTCCGTTGGTGAGGCACAGACTCAGTTCCAGCCGTTCTCAGATGTCTACAGGCAACTGTGGGATTTCGTGGAAGATGGCGGATTAGATGCCTTCGGGATAAACAAGGAAGACCTGGCGCGTTGGCGTAAAAACTTCCGTGAGGGAGTGGTGAACATTGGTGGTAAGCCATCAGAGATAGACTTCTTCCGTATGATGATGGGTGGCACTCCTAAGGAGACAAACGCCTCTTCAATCAGCGTAGAGTATAACAGTGCGTTGGACTACAACATATACGCAGAGAATGATGCTACCGGCACCAACGGCGCTGTCACCAATGCATACTTTGGAGACCTGATAAACGGCACTTACAATGGTAACTACGTGGTGTTCGACATTGCGGTTGATACTTATGCAGATAACGGTACCAAGTCCAATATAAATGTTGGCGACCAGATATTCAACTACATAGATGGTAAGTATCTGGTGGTGATCAAGAAGGATGTAACCACTCCTTTTGCGCACCATATCTACTGCGCACCTTTCGATGGTAACTATACGCCTCAGATATATGCGAAGCAGCCAATGCAGCCCAACCATATACAGCTGGTGTCTGGTTATAGCGATGCTACTACATCTGCGCCGCACAGTGAGTGGGAAACCCTCGGTTACATCAAGGAGTATAACCCATTCTCTCTTCGTACAGACTGGGAAACACCGCGTAACCTGGAGAAGCCATACAAGGATATTCTGCAGTTCCCGATCATATTCGATATGCATACCGGTGCAGAGATGGACTCATGGGACTTCAAAGCGATGGCTGATGGCCGCGAGCGTATGATCATGGGTGAGAACATGATGTTCTTCACAGGTGAGCAGCTGACCAATGTAAGCCTGATATCAAATACATATACAAACCAGTATAACGGTTTTGAAGGGCTTCTGACCACCATCTGGTATGGCGGCGGCAATATACAGCAGTATGACAATAGCTATGGTTACGACCTGGATGTTGACTTCATGCAGATGGTATTCTCAAACGATGCACTGAAGAAATCTCAGGAGTTCCTGTTCCTGGCCGCAAAGCGCTGGATATACATGATGGAGCGCCGTAGCCAGGATATGTTTAAGAATAACTCAGGGGCATGCACTTTTGATACGTTTGAGCGTATGGGTGATGAGCGTGCCGATCTGAAGCGCCTGGGCATCAACTCATACGAGTGGAGAGGTTCAACAATGCATATCAAGGAAGTCGGTGCATGGTCTGACAGCCGCTGGGTAGGTAATGCTTATTTCCCCGCTATGGCTATAGTTCTGCCAGGCGATGGTCTTACAGACAGCAAGGGCAATAAAGTATCTCCGGTTGAGTACTGGATACCAGCAGGCCGTAGAGTGTCTGGAACATGGCAGGAAGAGTGGAGAGACCACATGAAGCTTTCAGATAAGGCTGATAAGTTCTCAGGTACCATTACTCATGACATTATGATGAGCGTGAACGGAGTGGAAAATATGTGGGCAGTGATGCCGAAATACATTGTGAGCAATTCTTAAGCTCACAATGTATTTATATAAATCAGTAAAAAATCACACAACAAAAATAAAAAATCATGAGTACTACAACATTGCCAAGGGAAGTCGCAGAAGTAGCTAATATTCATCAGAACATGGTGTTTGAAATGATCAGCCGGTCAACATCCGGATTTATCCGCAAGGATGACGTAGGCAAAGTCAATCCGCGCAAAATGAATTCAGCGAAGCGCTTCGACCTCCCGGTTACATCAAGGCACCATATAGGTAAGGGTAAGGGGTATATTAAAACACAGTATGTTCCTGGCGCCGATACTATATATGTGGATGATTATGTAGATGCAGATGGTAAAATACAGTCCGGACTTAAAAAGCAGGGGATAAATCTGGAACTGGAGCGTGAGCGTGCAATACAGATGAATATCCATTTTAAGTTCGGCATACTTGATCTCAGGCAATATGGAGAAGATCCAATGCTGGTAGAGTTCGTGAATAAACATGAGATGAATGCGGAATCTGCAGCCGGCAAAAACCCTGACCGTACCGTAAGCCGCATGTTCCAGTTCCAGCCAATGCGTAAAGAGGAGAAGGCTGCTAAGCGCACTGTAGGCTTTGAAGAGCAGTATGAGGCGATGTCAATTATAAAAGCACTTCGTACAAAGACGGCGGCTGGATTTGAATATGACGTAGCACAGGTTGATGCGATCATTAATGTGCTGGGCCTTAAGACAGCCGATCTCGGTGACAGCGACACTGCGCAGAAGTTTGAGATAATACTCAAGGCCGCATCTCAGGATGGCATTGAGTTCCTTAAGATAGTGAATGATGCACTGAACAGTACGCGCTTGACAATAGCAAAGGCATTGGGTATGGGTATCGTTAAGATAAGCAGCAAAGGAGCTGATATAAAGGCTGGTGAAGGTGCGCAGACTAGGGAGGTTTTAAAATTCAAAAACGGAATGGATGAATCTGCGCGCATGCAGGCGCTCGCTATTCATTTGCTTGGCGGAAGCCCACAGGCGCAAAACGATCTTAATACCATCATCAGCGAGGTAGAGATCGGAGAGATAAGTGCGCTCTCAAAGAAGTAATACAATAAAATAAAAAAACATAATAATATTATACCATGTCCATCCAATTAGTTCAATCAAATCAGCTAGCTGAAGTTAACGGAGAGACCTTCGTTAACAGCTTTTATCCTAACGGGCTACAGAAAGCAATCCCATGTCGCAGCCAGGTAGTCGGGGCGTACTGGAAAATACCGGTAACACTTGGTAACCGAGTGGTGAGCTATAATGAACTGGTGGCTACCGATGCTACGAAGCCAGTGCCTGATGCCTTCAAGATACTGCGTCTTAAAGATGCTCTGGATGCAAATACCGAGTATGGTATCGTAATTGCGGATGCAGATGCCGTAACTACTAACTCATTTGTGGACAACTGTAACGGCTGCTGCGGCGCTACACCTGTGATGGCTACGGTGACAATCCCTCAGCCAATACAGGAAAGTGATCCACAGACTGCCATTGCTGGTGTGAACTCATTCATTTTTGCCTTCCCGCAAAATCCAAACAGCCTCCTGTTCTCTATACCATTCCCATGGTTCAATGGTGCCGGCCCTGTATCTCCTTATGCGCCAACTGGCATCACTACTGCTGCGCAGTTTGTTACCTGGGCGAATACTAACTGGGAAGAATATGGTACCTGGTCAAGCCCTGCAGCTAATGTAGTGAAGCTTGTGTCCACTCCGAGTGCGGCTATATATGTCCTCAGGTCTGGTATGCAGGTAGCATTGACTCCGGCCAATTTCTGTTTTACACTGACGTCATTCTCTACACCCGCAGCAATTAACGGAGTGGGATTTGGTGCTGGTCTGCCTCAGAAGTTCCCATCATTTGCGCTGACCAATGCGAATCAGGCAACTCTTATACAGCGCTTGAAGCCACTTATGCCCGGTGCTACATTTACCATTACGACAAATCACCTGCAGATAGCAACAGTTCAGGCGCAGCCCAAACTGTATAACAATGCGAGCGTGATAGCAACGGCAGCCACCGGTGTTTGCTAATAATATACAAGCTAATAAAAATAATTAACCCAATAAAGGGATACCTTAAACGGGTATCCCTTTAATAATTTATACAATGCCAGCACTACCAATTACAACATCACCTGATATTACATCGCTTAATTTCGGGATACTATACGATATCTCTGCCGGTACGCCGTCAATTACACTGACTAACTTATCCGTGGGTAATCCATCCGGATCTACCCGGCTGAATAATTGTACCTGGTGGTATAAAATATACTCTCCTAATGGTGTAGCTATTCATGAGGGTTCTGAATCTACACCGGATGTTGATAATAATACATGGTCAACATTGACAATCCCTGCAGGTTCATGGCCAACGCCTTTCGGTATACCTCCATATGGGCAGGTTGAGTTCAGCTGCGCAGTGCCATATGTGGCTACATTGTTTGTAAAGGACGGTGTAGGCAACATATACAGTACGGCACCCAAGTCAACACTTCTGTGCCGGCCAAATGGCAATACCGATAAGACAAAGGGGAACTTTGGCGCAGCAGAAGTGGGAATGCAGACACAGTGTGCCCAGGCAAAAATATATTCTTCAGATACCACCAATTACACTTATCAGGGCATAATTGGTAGTTCACAGGCGAGTACCTGGACGCTTGCATATCCAATGGATGCGGATGGTAATCTGCCTGACCCTGTAGTAGTCCTTAATAAGCCTACGGTAATATTCCCTGTAGGATATAGCTCTGAAGGTTACCAGCTATATCTCAATACATTTTGTACATACAATACAGGCGACAATGGCGCCGTAAAAATACAGTACAAATTTAAGGAAGTGTTCTCTGTATTCTGTAATGTAGACCTGTGTGCTATACAGTGTGAAATAGACAAGCTATATGCACAGCTGTCACCTAAATGCGGTACTGTGACCAATCCTGAATTGCAGGACAGGCTGTTCCGTATAGGTGTGCTAATGGATAAGTGCCTTACTGGCATAGCACAGCCTTTATGCGGCATAGACGTACCGGCAACCATACAGGAGATAAAGCGCATAGGTTGCTTTGACTGTGATTGCATGTGCGGTACAGGAGGGGGGATCAATCCGGTAGGGAATACTACGGGCATAATCACTTTCGACACAGAAACGGTAGGTGATATCACCGCAGTTATAACCAATGTAGGTGACAACTATCTCTTGCATCTGGAAGTGCCGAATAGTGGAGGTGTTCCTAATCTGCAGCAGGTAAGCCAGGTAGGTAATGTGACCAACAGGCCTTTATATAGCGGAGTGCAGGCATCATATTATTCAAGTATTGCCTCAAGAAATGTAAATGTCGCCAATGGTGCGGACATCCTTATTGCACTTGATAGCTCTACAGGTACCAATTACCTGCGTATAAAGGGTGCTACATCTGGTATTGTTCAGCTTACAGCTGCAGATGTTACTACCCCATATACTATGAAGCTGCCAGCGGCGCAAGGTACCGGGTATTTGAAGAACCCGGGAGATGGGTTGCTTGTGTGGGATGCAAGTGGCGGCGGCGGATCTCAGAACCTGCAGCAGGTTACTACTGTAGGCAATGAAACTACCAACCCTATAAACCTTAAGGGTGCAGGAACAAAGCTTATGCAGCTAACATCAGGCGGGTTTGCTGTATACCAATCTACCGGTGACCTGTGGGCTGGGCTTGATACATCTCTGGGGATAGCAAGATTTATCTTGAGGGGAGGCGCCGCAGGTACAGGAACTGTTAATATGCAAGCGCCGAGCGCAATATCCGCTTCGTATGACTGGATATTCCCGGCTGCGCAGGGAGGCGCTAATACGTTGCCGCTGAATGATGGTACGGGCCAGCTGTCATGGTGGCTCGCAAATTTACAGAATGTAACAAATAATGGGTCAATAACAACAAATACGATCACAGTAGGTGCCTCTGCAGGTTCTAATGCAAAGCTATCTGCGACTGATGTGACAGTGTATAATGCTTCTGTCGTTGTTGCTAGATTGTTAGGGGTAGGAGGTATTGGTATTTTGACATTAAGAGAATTCACTGGGTTCATTGTCAACTTGAGGGCAGACCCCGGCGGGATGACTTCTAATTTGGATTTTTTCTTCCCGAGATTTAAATCTGGCACATTGGCATTGAGTGGTGCCGGAACTGCTGTGACCTTTGCGTTGAATGTCGGTGCCGGCACTGGTGCCACTGTAGTAGATAATTTATCAAATGATAACGGTGGATCTTTCACAATTACAACAGGTACAAGTCCTGCAGTAGGGAGGGTCATTTTAGTATCATACTCTATGACATATCCTACAACACCGTATAGGCATGTTGTGATATGCCCTGGTAATGCTGCTACGGCAGCGTTAAGTGGCGCGCAGAATGTATATGCGAATGAAGGCTCTTTGAATAGTTTTGAAATTATATCCGGTGCCACCCCATTGGCTGCAAGTACAGTATATCGCTGGAATTATGTAGTTAGTAACTAATCAAAAACATGACACCAATCAACATATTCACTATCTGGCAGGCATTAATGTCTGAGGTAAATGTACAGCAGGGCGGCCAGATACGCCCTGTGCAGGATTTCCAGAACTGGTATAATGCCGTATCACTGGAACTGTTCCGTGAGAAGGTAGCAAAGGCAGAAATCAATCAGATGACTGATGATGACCTGTCTCCGTTCCTGCTCTCAATGAATATATCGGTAGGCCAGGTATCTGGGCAGAGATACGGGCTTGTCCCATATCCCGCCAATTATGAGGGATTCTCTAACATGCGCGTGCTCAGGCCTAAGGGTGCTACAGCATGCGCGTGTGATGGCTCATTGCCTATTATGGACAAAGGGAAATGCGTACAGGTAGTAGATCCAGATTATGCAGAGATGGCAGCGCGATTCGCCGGTACTAACCTTGCCGAGTTCACAATGAATAAGGTGGATAATCAGGCGTGGGGTAATTGCCTTCAGCATGACACTAAGGGGCCGACTTTTGACAGCCCAAAGCTTACGCAATACTCTTCTGGGTTCCAGGTGGCGCCGGCAGGAATTTCCATCGTGGTACTGGATTATTACAGGCTACCCCGCAGTGCTGTATTTGCATATACGGTATCCAATGATGATATTGTTATTTATGACAGCAATAATAGCGTGCAGCTAGAATGGAGCTCTACGCTGGAGAATGAATTCCTTACGCGCCTGAAGAAAAAGTATGCATTGCATGTTCACGACAGCGAAACATACCAGATGGCTGTTAATGATAAAAAAGAACTGGTACCTTAAATTAATTGTATTAATTTTATACCCACATGGCAACATCATTAAAGCAAGCGGCGGCAAGGGCAATGGACCTGTACTATCAGGACTATGCTCCGCGTGACTCATTTTTTGATGTTCCTGATTTTAAGTTTCATTTCGCCTCGGTATACAGTGATCTGTTCGATGCCGATTTCCAGATGTTCAGAAAGATGACAAGGCAGGAAACGGGATTTAGTAATGTAGAGATAACTGCGCAGTGGCTTGTAAAGGAGAAAGTGAAAGTAGAGATTTCAGAACATGAGCCGGTGTATTATGCAACTCCTTCAAGCTGTGTATTTGGGTTCGGGTATGATGCCTTCTCTTATTCTCTGGATTCTGTCAGGCCAGCGAGCCCATGTGGCTGCCGGCTGCAGAAGATATCGAGAGATGAGGTGCCATACTTGGATATTGCCCCTACTACCTCTCTTTGCTATTATTGGCTAGAGGCTAATAATAAAATATCGTTTCTTAATGATGTCAAGGAGGTCTTCATATCGTACATCCCATCTGTAGATGCGAATAATGATGATTGTGTGATCAGTGACCTGATAGTTAGCAAGGCTATACGGGCGACTCTTGATATCATGTTTAAATCAAAAAATGGCAATGTTATAGACGTTGTCAATGACGGTAATTCAAATCCTACAGCACAGAACCAGCAAAACCCAGCACTAAATAAACCATAGCCATGAGCAACGAAAACATAAAACTGAACTACTTTCAAGCCAGGTCAAATATATTTGCCGGTACCATGATGCGCAGGGAATCCTGGGCGGAGTGTCGTAAGGTACGTAAATGGGAACAGTCAGATGCAGAGTATGTGGGGTACTTCCCGGATATGATCGTTGAAGACTGTCCAAAAAAATGTGATTGCCAGATTGGTCCATTCATTCCCACAAGTGAGGATGAGAATGGTATCGACTGGATTATTGTTGAAGCAGACCAAAAAATATAATCATCATGGGCAGAGAACTACCGCAAGAGAAAGTACAACGCATTATTAACCAGAATTCAAGCGGCCTGGAAGAAGAGAATAAGACTTTGCGTGATCAGATACGCTCTATAGAGGAGTCTAATGACACAATAAAAGGACTGTCGGATATCTGTGAAGGGCTCAATGCTAAGATTAGCCTGCTTGAGTCGGACATTGCAGAAAAAGATGCGCTCATAGAGAAGCTGAACCAAGCCAATTTTGAACTCATTGAAACTGCCAAGAAATCACCAGCAGAAGACAGTGCAGAATCAAAGAAGACCGCCACGAAAAATAAAAAATAAATTCAGATGCCTACCCAGTACGGAAAACAGGTAAAGACCATAAGCGATTTTGTACGCACCTTCAGCCTTAAGCAAGGTAACACGAAGGCTGCGTACTTTGTGCGTAACCTGGAGTTTGCCGCATGGGCTTGGAAAGAAATGTTCAGGAAGAGCATCTGGGAGATAAAAACAGTAGTGCTTACCTTGGATAAAGATCATAATATCCGTATCCCGGATGATTGTGAGCGAATGGTAAATGTCAGTGTGGTAGACCGATTTGGCAAGCTGCAGCCGCTGTCGTACAACCCCAATATGAGCACTGTGGAAGTGATGTGTGAAACTAATTCTTGCGCATGTACTCATTGTCATGGGAAGGATACCTTATGTGCGGCGGTGGAGAACATCTCAGTTGTATTTGAGGATATAATCATAGATGGGGAGACTTACCAGAAGGTCACTTATATAAAGGCAGATGGCTGCGGGAATATTATTAAAGAAGAGCACGTACCTGTAACAGAGGCGATATCCGAGAAAGTTGTTACAACAATTGTGACTACTTCTTTGTGTAAGGTAGAGGTAAGTGATAAGGGGTGTATATTGCCAACTGCCCCAAATATTAATATGTTGCAGACCTATTGCGGCTATAATGGGTCCATGCTGAATAATGGATACCGTGGTAATGGGTTGGGTTATAACGCTTACCGCAGTTTAATACCGGTGCCATATAATTATTATGGACACTGGAACTGGAATGCTGCATGCCAGGATATTATCCATATATTCCGTAGCGCTGCAAATAACTGTACTTATATCAACCAGCAGGATACATGCACTGTAAACTGCGCCCAGGAACAGAATGACATTCATAAAGTTATTTTATCGTACCAGACCATAGGAGCAGAACCTGGCGTTGAAATATTAATACCGGAATATGCAGAGATGGCCATCAGTATAGGTATATTATACCAGCAGGCATTATTCAACCCTAAGGACATGGATAGGAATAATGCAATGCTCTACAAATTCAGGGCCGCAAAGAAAGACGTTGACCGGCATCTCAACCCTATCCGCATGGATGACATCATTAAAATTCAAACACAGCCACATTTGTGGTAAAAACAGGAGCGCATGTATTTCATAGAAGTAAAGACCACAGGCCATATAGACAGGCCAGAGATAGTTCATCGCGAGCATATAGAGAAACTGAATAACTACCTGCAGACTGGTGTTTCTATTGAGTTCGGGCGGTATGAGAAACTGGCAGAAGACCGGCGCGGCAATACAAGCATCATAAGAAATGTATGTAGCCATAGCACTACTAACTATCAATACAATTTTGTACTTACCCTGATAACTACTTTGTGTTGCGAAGGCGAGCATCCAGATAAATTTTTGCCATAAAATATAATATCATGCTACCATTAGGACTTATAGGCGGAGGATTGCTTGGCGCAGGGGAAATTGCATACGGGCTCATCAACCAGTCAAAGGCAAGAAAGGCCGCGGCAGCAAACATCCGGCCGAAATACGAAATACCTGACGAAGAGCGCCAGGCTGAAAATCTTGCTCAGGCGGAGAGTATGGCGGGGCAGGGCATGTCGGCAGCATCGCGTCAGCAGCTGTATCAGAACACCGCCAACATGCAGGGGCAGTCAATAGATGCTATACTCCGCGCCGGTGGCGACCCGAATGCTATAAGCAACCTGGCTAATAACACGCAGAACCAGCTCAACCAGAGTTCTATCTATGACAACCAAGCTAGGTTGCAAAATCTGGGTAACCTGCAGGCCTTACGTTCGCAGATATCATCAAGGAGGTCTGCAAGTAAAGATAAGGCATGGCAGCTCAATCACTACCAGCCATGGGCGGACCGTGCACAAGCTATTGCCCAGCAATCGCAGGGTGCGCAGAATATGATCAACTCGGGCGTGAACCAGTTGGGTATGGGCTTGGTAAGCGGCCTCGGCAGCCTGTCAAAGCCTGCTGGAATACCATCGCAACCGCAGGGCATGCCGCCATCACCATGGCAGATGCCTATGCAGCCACAGGCGGACTATTCTCAGGGCAATAATTTTTACCCAACACAGCCATTTGGTATGATGGCTGACAACAATACAGAACAGGGCGGCCCTTCATGGAATGGCTGGTCATTTCAATAAATAAACATGGCTGACGCACCTTTTATCACAGGCTCTGACCTGACATCAAACCCCGGCAATGCAGCATTAGGATATAGTTCCGGAATAGCATATAATGCGAACCCGGAGATACAGAATCCTTTTGCCGGCATCCAGAGCTCGCTTAGTAGCCTTCAGAACGAAGAGGTGTATCGTAGGCAACTTGCTGCGCAGCAGGCCCAGAAAGAAAAAGACGAACTTGCTGCTCATCTTGCAGAGACCGGTCAGAGCGTGTTCAACATGAAAGGTGAGAATGGACAGAATATGTCCTTCAGTCCACTACAGGAAGACTATGATATAATGAGGGGTGGCGCAGATGAAATACGCAAGAGTACAATGGGCAACCCTACCGGTTGGAAATTTGACCTGGACCGTATTGCCAAGGAGCAGCGCCAGCAGCAGCTGGTGAGGCATGCAGGCGTAAGGGCGGTTGAGGTTGCAAAACTCCAACAGGCCGCCGCAGCCACTAACGACCCGCAGGAGCGCGCGGATATCCTGAATCACATATCAAAAATAAAATCGCAAAAAGTAGATGACTTCATCTCTCCTGATCCCTATATGCCTAAGGCTAAGTATGATGTAAATAAATTCATACAGGAAGATGTCATAAACGGGAAGAACAAGGAGGCCTGGCAGACATTTGACGTGAACTCTGTAGATGATAAAGGGGCGCAGAAGACGGAGTCATTGTCTGGCATCAGCAATAATGTGCTGAACTGGAAAACAAAGGCGCAGCCTGGATCTGAATTATATGCCAACGCAGTCAACATGGCTAATGGCTTCTATAATAGTAATGTAGCCAGAGACCCACGCGCATTGTTGGCGCAAAACAAGCGCAATGCAGAGATAAATGCCTTCCGCGGATTCAAGCCAGGGGATAGTGGGTACGTACAGAATATAGCAGAGGTGCTTCCCAATGGCCAGATACAATACACAGGTCTGTCACCGGTGGAGACTGCATACACACTTACGGCAGAGGCTTATGGCGGTCCGCAAGTCAATCGCGAACTCAAAAAGACTGCAGCGGAAACTACGAAAGAAAAACTTGATATAGCTGGCAAAAGGGCAGACATCGCAAAGACCTATGCCGATATTGAGAACGCAAGAAAGCGACTTGAAGTGGATAAGGATAAAATGACCAAAGCTGATTATGATAATCAGAATGACATTTTAGAGGCGAAGACTGCAGCTCTGAACGTGCAGAAAAACTTGACATCTGCCGGTAATTTCATGGGTATACCTGAAATCATAAATTCGGTACCCGAAGGCAACCGCTCTGGCTTAAGCACTACATTAGCTAATAATGGCATAGACCCATCTACATATGAGATGGCCATATTAAACAGGAACGACCAAACAATAAAGCACATATCGGGTGTTCAATCTCAAAAGCAGGATGGCACTTATTCTTCTGGGGTGTCTGCTCCACAGTATACCTACCTGTTAAAGCCAAAGTCCGGTAACCTGGCTGATTACCGGTATCTTATAGGATTCAAAGAGCTGCAGGAGATGAAGAACCAAGATGATGGTACGGTCATCATAAACAAAAAGACTAACAAGCCTCAAATGCAAGAGGTAATGCAGTGGAAGACCGTATCTCCGCAAGAGGCCATAGGAAACTCTGTTAAGGCCGCAAAGAATTTCTACAATATAACTGATAAGACCGGAGAGAACATCAATCGTGCAGTAGATTATTTCGACAAGCTATCTGGTGCAGCAGAGCCGGCTGCACCAAAGGAAAATAATTCTGATGCGCAGCCAGCGGTAGAAGGCGCAAAGAAGATGGAAGGCGGCAAACGTATGTTATTTACAAATGGTGTCTGGAAAACAGTGAAAGGGAAGGATAAAAAAGGTAATTTCGTCTTTGAATAATATAAGTCATGGGCGATAAGAATAAAAAGACCAGCACGGATGCGTGGAGCGACAATGATCTTCCGGTAGTCAGCAACCCTAATGCGTCAGCCAGTCAATCATCATGGGATGACAATGACCTCCCATTGATAGAAGATGCTCAAAAAAAAAGCCCTGTCGGTTCCGCATATGGCTTGGCAAACTCTTCGCAAGGTGGTCAGCCAGGCTACTCGCAGGCAGCGCCGATTGAGAAGGTAGACTGGAATACACCTTCTGCCACTATTGATATGCCTGAAGTGCGAGGCATCACTGTAAATAATTCAGGGAAGCCAATGGCTCAGGCACTTCCAGCCCAGCAGCCAGCCTCAGTGCCTAAGAAAGTGCGTCCGGCAGCCCACGATGCCACGTCACATATTGCTCAGGACTTTGTAGATAACATGGATAATCTTGCTCCGCAGTATAAATCTGCGGATGATTTGCATTACAGTGATGTCAACAACCCAATAAATAAGATAACCAATCCGCACGGAGATCCTGAGTACACTGCTGGATATATTACATCGCGTCTGGCCCAGGCAAGGCAGGAGTATGAACAAGCCCGTAAGGACATGCAAGCTAGGGCTCTTCATGGAGAACTTCCTACTCAGGAACAACAAGAGGCGTTTGGTAATTTTACCAGGCAGATGGGAGAGTTGAATAAACTGAAGACATCTGCCGGTGAAATAGTCGCGCTGCAGCTGTTCAATAAGGACTATTCTACCAAGCATCACGATGAGTCAACCGCCAATACAGCTATCCAGGCTCTCCGAAACCAGAGGGAGGCTGCTATATCAGATATAGATAAGAAAATACAGGGCACTTACAAGTACGAGCACCCAGACGGTACATATGCCCAGAAAGAGCGCAATCAGCTGGAGCGACAGAAGGCAGAAATAGCAAAGCACTATAACCAGCAACAGGCAGAGGTATGGAACCAGACTAAGTATAATCCCATAAATCTTGGTGCGGAATATGCCGCACTCATGGGTGATGCAAAAGCAAAAGAGGATGTCGAAAAACTCAGGCAGGGCAAGTCTATTGACCCAGCGGCCCAATATAAATATAACCAGCGAGGTGATGAGATTATCAAGTCCGGTACTGCCGCCGCAACCAATGAAAAAGCAAAGGAGGAGGGGACAAAACATCTGGACGTTTCAGGTGAAAGATTATTCAACAATAACAAGGACTACTTAATTAACCAGGCGCGGCAAAAAATAGGAAATAAGCGTTATAAGGATGAAAGTGCTCTTCTGCATGCTATAGTTCCATCTGTATTCTTGCCTAATATTTCAAAGGCTGAGATCAAGAAGTATGCAGAGGAGGAAGGGCTGGACGAACGGACTACCCAGGAATTGCTTAAGGAACCTGGAGAGATACCTAAATCAGCCAGTTTTCTCCAGCAGATGGGTAAGTCCATGCTGAACACCGCTGCGCCAATTTACGAGCAGGGAATACGCAATGCAGTACGAATTGTCGGTGGTGATGAAGAGGCTGTAAATGAGCGCTTCCAGCCAGGATGGGAAGATAATGCCGGTATAGGATCTGTTATTGCTGGGAATATGCCAACTGAGCAGAATAGTTTCAGAAATATCCGCGGTGCGGTTGGCCAGATACTTGGTGGCGCAGCAGGACTATCCACATTTGCTGGCGAAGTTGGCATTGCAGAGAAGGGCCTGGCAGCACTAGGTATGACCGCCGGTAAAGCAGAGAAACTTGCTAATTTCGGCGTGATGGCCTTCAGTGGATACAATAATGCTTACCATGAATCTAAGGAAATAATAGGTGATAAACCGGAAGATGAGTCTAAGCGTCAGTTGTATTCTATGGTGCGCGGTCTTGCTGAAGGGTCTATATTTTCTATCCACCCACCATCCAATCTCGTAAAGAATGCGCTGGGTGATATGGAGAAGTCCGGCGAGCAGTTTTTAAATGAGCTCAAGAGCAAGCCTGTTGCTGAAGTGTTACGTAATAAGCCTGCAATAGCAGACTATGTGGTAAATATGGCAAAGGATCTGGGCGTGCAGGTAACACTAGCCGAGGGCAACCAGATAGCTACCAACATCATCAATACCATATCCGACAACAAGAAGCACGACTTAGATGAGGGTGTGGTAGAAACCGGCATAAGCACTGCGCTATCAATGGCCATACCTTCTGTAATGAGCGGGTTCCAGCATACGCACATGCAGACGCCACTCAACAAGGCTGCCATATTTGAAGTGGGCTCACACCCGGAACAGTATGTTGACCATATCATGCAGATGCGTAATGAGGGCAAGCTTACAGATGCTGAAGCCAACAAATTGTACCAGGACATTCAAACGATAAATAAAACAGTACAGGTAACCCCAACACACAATACAGATGGAGAGCCACTTACGCCAGATCAGATAAAAGATTATGCATTCAACCTGTTACAAGAGGGAGTGCTTACCAAGCGTGTGGATGAGATAAATAAAAAGGCGGAGTCTGCTGGAGTCATTCCTGATAAGGCGCAAACATCGCCATTAGAGAAAGGAATATCTGAGCTCACTAAGCAGAGAGAGGAGATTATGAAAACTGCTGGTCAGGGCAGGCCTGTGGAAACACCGGTAGAACAGGAAGCGGAAGAAAATATTCCTGAAGAAACAAAAGAAAATAATATACCTTTATCATCTGATAATTCCTCATCTAAAAAAGAAGAAAATGAAAGCATCACCAGCATCAAAGACAATGAAGGGCGGCAAGATGGCCCCGAAATCGAGCGGAGCGAAGAAGACGGGTCCGAACCCGAGCTTCGGAGCGCAGCCGACAGTGAAGGGCGGAGCCAACAAGAAGAAGATCGGGTACTAAGTTCCGAAAAAGGGAACGAGAAAGAGGCTGCTCAAACTGAGCAGCCTTCTGTCGTTAGGCAAAGAAGTAAGCGTAAGTATGCATCTGATAAAGAGGTAGTGTCAGATCTTGGACAGGAGCCATCGAAAGAGCCTATTGAAATACCTGCAGAGGAACCGAGCCAAACCGATGCCGCAGTTCCTGAGAAAGCAGAAGAGAAGCCCATCGAAGAACCAGCCGTACAAGAGATCGTTGCAACGAAGGCAAGTGAAGATCCGCTTCCGGCACCCAAAGAAAGTATTCCTGTATCAGAATTAAACCAAGAAACAGATGCCAGTCCGCAAGCCCAAGCCCAACAGCGAGAAGGGCTTCAACCAAGCGGTGAGCAAGAACCTGCACGAGTTGAACCAGCCGGAAGTGAAGAAGCGTCCGCAAGCGCAGAAAGTAGCAATAGCGCTGAGCGAGGCGAGGCGAAAGAAATAACCCTACCTGAAGGCTTCACCACCCGTAAAACCAACGAGACCCGCAAGGACGGCAAGAAAATATTTACTAAAACTGAAGGAGATACCACGCATACGGTTACAGTAAAAAAAGATGGAACTGCAGTAGTGGAGTCCGTAGATAAATCATCTGGTATTGGTGTAGGTGAGCATTCAAAAACATATGCTGCAGATATCCAGGACTTTGACTCTCTTGAATCCGCTATAAAGCACGTTAATGAGTATGGTAAAGAAGTGCAAGCGGAAGCGCCGGTAGAAGATACGCATACCACCCGGATTAAAGAAATAGACGAAGACCTGCTACGGCAGCGCGCTTCGCAAAAACTGGAGGCCGACAAGCGCAACAAAGCGGATAAGGCCAACAACATAGAAGCCTTCAACAAGGCTAATGAGAACTGGTATAAGAAGCAGGAAAGAATAGATAAGCTTGAGGCTGAAAAGTCTAAGATGATTGCTGATCGCAGGTTAAAAGAGCGAGAGGTGCAAATCAAGGAGTCTTATAGTGCTGCCGCGGATAAGATAAGCTCTATGTATGAGCGTAATAAAAAAAGGCATAAAGGTATTGCTACTGCAAGTTTTACCGGGCTATCTCATAAAATAGCAGATCACGTCATGGACTTTCTGGTTGCTCGTGTAGTGGATGGGGTGAAAGAGCTAGGGAATATACATGTAGCTATTGACAGGGCCATACGAATGGCTAAGGAAAAATATGGCGATGAAGCAAAAAAAATATCCCAGGAGGATGCGCTTAAAATAAAGGAGCATATAGGATATGAGATGCCTCCACAGGACAGTGAGCCCGTACTATCCCTGCAGGATGAGGAGGTTGCCAAGCTTGATATAGCGGATATTGAAGCCGGAGTACCATATATAGAAGTAGTGAATGACATATTGAATGATGAAGGGCTAACTGACAAGAAGAAATCAAAAATCCTTAATTACATAGACTGGCATGTACAGGATAGAGATTATCACAATTCGCAGACACTAAGGGGTAAGAAGTACGATGGTAAATATCTTACAGGCTATGAATTAAAAAATTCCGATCAGATAAGCCCATATTTATCCGGCCACACATTGAAAGATGTGCATGATCAGGATGTTCAGTTTGCTGTGAATTCAAAGGAAACGCAGCTGCTCAAAGGCTTGGTAGAAGATACTGCAAATATGGTAGGCCTTGCCAAAAGTCATTCCGGGAGCGATGATGTTCTGGTGTATGGCACCGAGATGCTGGGCCACATTAAGAGCATGCCTGATGGTCCAGATGGACTTACGGTAAAGAAGCTGCTTGCCGTATCCGGGCTGAACAATGAACTGCACGGAGAGCGCATGCGCCTTGAGGAAGAAGCGATTAAAGCCAAGCCGGAGAGAAAAAATGAAATCAGTAACCGGCTGAATCAGATAAATAAGATGATTGCCCAGGCAGAGATCATGTACCGGGATATCACGAGCAATGCATCCAATGTACTTAATGCGGCCAGGGCAAATCGTATATTCAGAAACACATACTTTGCAGAGGAATTTGCAAACAAGATATTATCAGAGCAGCAGCTTTCAGCAAAAGAGGACATAGAGGGTGCGATGAGCAATACTACCATACCGGATAAGATAGTAGAGCAAGGTGCCACTGTAGATGCCAGGAAAGCAGAAAAAGACATTGAAGATATTATAGAGCAGAAGAGCAAGTCAGAGGCAGGACAGAACGTAGAGAGTGATATTACCAGCCAGAAAGAAACAACCAAGCCTAAGAGCAAGGGAAAGTCCCAAGGGGTAGTCGATAAATTACGTGAGCGCATCCGTAAAAAGAAGAAAGAGGGAGATGCGCGCGAAGAGGTGATAGATAAGAAGACTGCAGAAAAAAAGGCTAATGATTATCTTGCAGGCGCCACACTTGAGGATTTATTTAAGAAAGCTAAAGAACAAACCAAGAAGCCATGCTAAGGATAGATTGTCTATTGTTAAATACGGAAGTCGCAGATACTGTGCGCAAAATAGTCGGATATCTGGGGCACAAGGGTATATCCGAAGGCAAGGATGTTTCATTCCGCTCCATGTACAAGGAACTTCGCAAAAACGGGGTAGAGGTTGACTTGGAAACTGCTGCCAAAATATATTCCGATGAGCTGCCATTGCATGATCAGCGGTTCACCTCAGAGGCCGATCTTAAATACGATACAGGACATTGGTTTGATGATGTAGTGCGCGCCCTGGTTCTTCGTAAGCCAAAGACCGGTGAGAAGGAGATAGGCGAACTATCCCCGGCCCAGGCTGTTGTAAAAGGTATAGCTGATGCATTCTCTAACAACGTGCGTGATGATGAAACCACAAAGAGTATCCTGAAGACATTGGAAGATACTTATCGCAAGGGTGCTCAGCGCATGCTGGGGGAAAAGTCAAACAAGGAAAGCGCAGAAGATACGAGAACAACTGCAGAAATAGTTCAGGAGGCAGTTGATAAAGAGGCGCTGGGCTATCGTAATATAAAGGATGGGACCATTAACGGTATCGCCAAAATGCATGAAGAAGTCAGAAAGGAGATTGCAGAGCTCACGAGACAAATGGAGGCTTCCGGTGATCACGACAAAGCAGAGCAGTGGAAAAACTACGCTAAATCACTTGAGGATGCATCATACACACTGATGTTTAGTACTGCAGAGGGGAAGAAGATACTCAATGAGTCCTTAATGGATGGCGGCTTCGTGCGTACTACGAAAGAAGGAAAGAGACTACTTGATTGGCAGAAGCTTGCCGGCAATATCAATAGTTATGAGCAGCTACGCCAAAACGTAGTAGAAGGGCTCACAAAGCAGGGCATCCCGGAAGATACAGCGCACAGGGTTGCAGACAGCATGAGCAAAGAGTTCCGTGACATGCGCGGCAAGATATTGGAGACCGCAGTAAAGAAATATGAGCGTACAGCTGACTCATGGACAGATGCGGAGCGAAAGGTAAAGGATACGTTGCCGGAGACTGTAGAAAAAAATGTTAAGGCTTGGCAGAACCTCATAAAGTTTGAGGGCCGTGAAAACAATCCTCTAAAGTTCAATAAAAAAGATGCACAGCGTGTTGTAGGCGATGCGCTTAAGAATAGCGAACAATATGGCATGGATTTCGGTAAAGATGGCCGCGCCATAGATTGGGTGAATATGTCCCAGGAGCCGCCAACCCAGCAGGCTGTACAGGTCATGGTAGAAGCGAGACTGCAGGAGCAGGGATTATCTGCAGAGACAGCAGCCCTTACCGCAGAATCTGTATCAGCTGATTATCATAAAGTACTTATGGAAGATATAGCCTCCAATGCCCAGCGTCTGCTGGACAACCGGCAAGCAGCATTAGATAGGGAGTCCGGGCGCAGCAAGTCAGATTATACACGTCTTGCAGAGCTTCATGACCTTGGGGTGTTCAATGGTGCCCACGATAAGCTATTGGCAAAACTACTAGGCATAGAAGAACATGACAGGCAGGCCATGAACGATGTACGTCAGTTTGCGGAGCAGATGTCTAAGCTACGCCATTTAATGGATGGCAATGACTTCCTTGTGCCTTCCATGCAGCGTGAAGTAGCCCACCAGATACACCAGATAGTAGCAAGAACAGTAGAGAACAAGACACGCATGCTAAAGGTGATGTCTTCATTGAATAAGGTATACCAACTGGAAAACAGCTCTCTTGTATCAGGGTACCGCAATATACTGGAGAACCACCTATCAGGATTTCAGGAGTATATGACCACCAAGGCGAACATGCGCATCAAGTTAGGTGATCTTGCGAAGAGTAAAAAAGACTTGAGGCAACTTATGGGTGACACATGGAAAGCTATAGCACAAGGCGGGAATGAGTTTGGCCTGGCACCTTACCAGGTTACCGGCAATCAGTTGCGCATCAGCGATGAGTACAACCTCAACAAAATGAAGGATATAGACTGGAAGAGCGCCAAGGGTATAGCCAAGGGTGCCGCCAGTGCGATACTTACGGTGCCCAGGGCATTTTTAAGCGGAACCGATGGCATGTTCAAGACTGGATTATTCCGGCTTCATTTTCTATCAGGCATGCATGATGCGCTAGTACGTACCGGGGAGTATACCCATGAGCAGGCGCTGGCAGTTCTTAATGATGCATTCTACGGACCTGGGCAGTTGGAGAAGGCCAGGATAAGAGCAAAGGAACTATACGACAAATCCGGAATTAACTACGTAAGCAAGAAAGATATCAATATCACCGCAAATGAACTATTGCACGAGAACCTGCTCCAGGAATCTGTGGTAACTCCGGAGATGATTATGGAGGTACAGGAGGCAGCATTCAAAATGGCTGGTCTAGGGATGGGTCATGAGAGCAACAACCCGGTTGCCAAGTTGATGCAATCCAGCAAGCGCCATTTCAATATGGCGGAGCAGCAAGCATTTAATGATGGGCAGTATGGTAAAGCCGCATCTAACCGCATGTTGAATACGATCATCAATAGTGTAGCGCTCCGTTTTGCAGCATCCCAGGCAAACTGGGCATGGATAAAAGTAGAGCAGTCAGGGGTAGGGATTATATCCGGGTTCACTCACTATATGATGGGTAAGTCTATCAAAGTGGAAGATATGTTTGATACAAAAAGAGTCCAAGAACAAGCGGAGCACTACCTCAAAGCACGGCAGTCAGCTGCGCGAGGCGTACTTGGACTTATGGTAAATGCAGCCCTAACAAATCTTGCCATCCCTGCACTGGCAAAAGCCATATATGGAGATGATGAGGATGCTGTTGATGAACTTTTTGAGAACATGGGAGACAACTACCTGGCTAAGGCATTATTTCTTAAGACTGTTCCTATATGGGGCCTTGCAGACTATTATAAACACACCACAAAAAGTGGAGCGCCCTCATTGTCTGTAACCGGAGATATCATAAGCAATGTAACCGGATTTGGAGGAACTCATAATAATGCAACTCAATTCGCAGAGGCTATAAAATACCTGCATAGCCCAAAAGAGAACATGAACGAGCGAGGGTATGCAAAGCTTGGCTCTCTGCTATCAAATAACTTGCCTCATGTTCCATTCTACAAGACAGGGAAGGACGTATTGCAGACCGCTAAGTACTTCAGCACCGGACATCAGCCTATGTATAATTACCCTCAAAACTTCATGCAGGGGCTGTATGGTGGTGGTGTAACAGAAGATGTTGCGCCATTAATCCCAAGAAAATGGCAACCTGAGTGGATGGAAGAGTGGAGTGGGGATTAACAAGGAGTTATCCAGTGCCCCTGAAAATAAGTAAAGCCACTCGGATTGAGTGGCTTTACTGCGTAAGATAGTTTTACCCATCCGATATGTAAAAAGTGCCTTTGGCTGTCACAAACATACTTCGAATTTATTTACCGTGCAAGTGAAATACTATTTTATTTATCACTATATTTGTAACTGTCATTTCCCATAGGGGAAAGGACTTGGCGGCCCACATTGCCGTAATTGTGGGATATCTCGGCAACCATGCGCAATATCAGTAAGCGTTGAAGGAGTATAGAAGTCGTATTGTTTTAGTGCGATTTCGGAAATTAGTTGACCACTCAAATGAGTGGAACAAATCTTAAAATGCATACCCACGATGGTATGCATTTTAAGATTAGATTTGTGCCGCCGCAATGGTGCGGTAAAAAAACTTACACAAGATGAATGCAACCGACAAAAAGATTTTCGAGTACGCCTCTAAGATAAATGAAGCTATTGCTGAATTGTTCAGCGAGGACAGCGATATGCATATTAAAGATTTAGGTGAGGATGATAACCTGACGCTATTTATTCACGCAATGGCTACAGTTGCCCCATGTAGTATAGCCAACAAAATTACAGGTCAGGAAATGAATCAATTGGAATTCAACAATGATGCTAATACGTTGATATTTCAGTACGCAAAACAAGCGGATAAAGAAGATACAGACAATCCGTAGTTTCCGTAAGTTTCTACGGACAACAGGCCGACACTATCATGGTGTCGGTTTTTTTATTATCTTTACAATTCAAATAGCGCTGGAACCGCTAATCAACTTACTGCCTTACATGATATTGCTATGTTCCAGATAGCAATGGATTGTAGGGCATTGTTAATTTTATTATGAAAATGTCACCATTAGTTATCAGTTTTTCAGGTGGTCGCACAAGCGGCATGATGACGAAATTGTTACTCGATAAATACAGAGGGAAACGGGAGATAGTCGTAATATTCTCAAATACCGGCAAGGAGTACGAGGAAACACTGCAATTTGTACATAACTGCGACACGTATTTCGGTTTTAATACCGTATGGATTGAGAGTGTACAGAACCACGGCCAGCGTAAAAGCGCAGGATATAGGGTTGTTTCATTTGAAACCGCTGACCGAACTGGCGCACCATTCGAGGACATGATTAAAAAACATGGCATACCCAATAAGCCTTTCCCGCATTGTAGCCGGGAGCTTAAAAATAAGCCCACTCTCAATTACATAAAAGAAGTGCTTAAATGGGATTGGTACGAAATAGCGTTAGGTATGCGTATTGACGAACCCGCAAGGCTCACTGTTAAAGAAAATGTAGGTTACCCAATGGCTTACGAATGGCCGACAACTAAGCTAATGGTAAATAAATGGTGGCTTAAACAACCATTTGATTTAGATATGTCTCGCTTTACAGGCGGTACACCATTCCCTGAATACATGGGTAACTGCGATAGATGCTGGAAGAAATCAAAGAGAAAATTACTAACACTTGTAAAGGAAGGGGCGCATCGGAATGATTGGTGGAATGACATGGAAATAAAATACGGGCATTTCGTGCCTGAAGGGCAGAAAGAAAAAAGGATAGTTCCGATAACATTCTTTCGAGAGAATGAAAGCATGCAAGACCTTATAGAAGATTGTAAGTTCCCTTTTGAAAAAGCATCAGATACATTCACACTTCAACAGCTTATGTTTTCGGATCCGGAATTAGATTTTACTGATGGATGCGAAGAAAGTTGCGAAGCATTCTGATATTTCATATCTTTACCACATGCAAAGTATCGAAATAGGCATGGATGCCGACTGCCGTTAAAAAATTAAAAATATTCACACACACAACAATGAGCGACTACCACAACCAAACAGAATACGGTAATATACCACCATCCCCAATACCTCCTCCACCTCCCACGGGTAAATATATAGCAGTGGTGACATGTGCTGTACTTTTGGCCTTTGGTGCAATTTATCAACTGCTAAAACATGGACATTAGTGTATGACAACATCAATACTTAATGATGCGCTCCTGCTTCGTGCTGAGCCTGTAGATAAGCTAAGAGAATATTTTAGCTCTATAAACGTCACTATATTCGATGATATCTTAAGCCGTGCACCTGTAGAGGGCAAGAACACAATCAGAACCCAGGAGCCTAAGCAGATAGTATTGTTTATCCTCACAGCCTACAGCGAGGACAGCCCATTGGTAATACTGCGTCAGGATGCAAAGGAAGAGAAAGAGGGTATCTGCGAGTACCTGGGCATTCCGGATTATATGCGCAGTGACCTGATCAACCTGAAAGACCCTATGGTTAGGAGTGCGGTTACCCAATACCTGGAGCAATTTGCGGGTTTTGAGTTCAAAAATCTGATGTTCATGAAGATCCAGCTCAGTGACTTTGAGAGTGACATCACCAACCGGCGCTACCGGTCAGAGAGCGTAGTAGAGGCCGGGAAAGACGGAGAAGGCAATTCTATAAAGACAATTGAGTATTACTACGACATCAAGGAGCATGGCAAGGCTGTCTCAGAGACCCTGCGCCTATCCAAGAGCATCAATGCATTGGAAAAGGAGATAAAGGCCAGCCAGGGCACCTACAAGGCCATAGATGAAATAAGGGAGTGGAAGACACATTCTAATCATAAGGGTGGCAAGACAGTGAAGCGCGGCGGGGCAGAAAACTATATACGCTAATGGTCAAAACATATAACGAGGGAGACAGGATAGAGATACAGATAGGAGAGCACATATTCACTACGCCGCCTATCCCTCCTAAGAAAGAAATACTATTTCACGACAAGAAGAAAGAGGATCAATACTGGGTGCGCCAGCGCGACCTGCCGCAGATATTCTACGACTGGCATGACGACCCACATTCACTTGGGCATGGAGTAGAGGAAGATTGTAAAAAGACCAGGTACCACCCAGACACCAACATACTTATTGAACTAAGCAAGGAAGATACCATACTATTATTCGGGAATAAAGAAGAGGATGGCATAGAGGGATTCCTACCCAGGGAGATGCGGCGCCGTAAAGAAGGTGTCTGGTTTTTCAACAATGGCGAGCCTACCTATCTTACCGGTAATCATTATTATGCCCTACAGTGGGGCGCTATGCTTGGTTGCGATAACTCCGTGGAGCCAGGTAGCAGCTATGGTCAGTATTACCAGTTTCAGAGAGATGGCATCTTCTACTATTTTGAGATATGCAAGACTACTCCTAATGGCAGAGGTGGTTTATTAATGAAACCGAAGAAGACAGGTGCTACACAGGCCGCTTCGCTCGTACTGGCCAATGAAGCATCTACCGTGAGGGAGAAGAACATCCGCATGATGTCCATAACGGAAAGCCTGGCTAAGGAATCCAACTTCTCATTTATAAAATATGCGCTGGGCAAGATGCCGGCGATACTGCTACCATCGAGATCCAAGCAAAATGAAGGGGAAGTTGTGTTCGGGCCGCCAAACTCATCCCGTAATCCACTCAAGAAGCGCAAGAAGTCAGATACCGAGTACCTGCATACCTGGCTGTGCACAGTCCCTACTACCAAGACTGCATTCGACTCATTCACCAATTATATAGCGCTTATAGATGAGTTCCCTAAGATAAAGGAGAACACATACCCAGAGGAGCTGTTCCTGACTACCATAGTAACTGTAATGGAGGGATTCCGGCGCAAGGGGACTATATGGGCCATGTCCTACACGCCAGAGCAAACAGACCGAAGCTTTTATGAGGCGAGGCAATTATATAAGGACAGCAAGCTTAAGACGATAAAAAAAGAAGGCGGAGAAACACAATCAAAACTCATATGCCATACGCTCACTGTTCAGGAGGGTATGTTTGGTTGCTGCGACAAATATGGTAAGCCAATCTTACCTAAAATATGGGCTGCTATCAACCAGGAGATGGATGATGTTAAGCACGATCCAATAAAACTTCAGGCAGTAAAACGCCAGTACCCGACAAATGAGAATGACCCTTGGCAGGAGGGCAGCAGGGAAGATTCACTATTCGATAACATGAGGATAGGCTTACAGATGCAGGAACTTGAAGAGATGCAGTCCATGGGTGTATTTCCTTACGAGGATTTTAACCTGGAGTATGATAGCGATCCGGTAAAAGATCCTAAGTCAAAAAAATATATTTTCAAAGGAGACATTAAGTATATCCCCGTAACCGATGATCAGAAGCGTGCAGGTGCAGCACATGGGAAATACAAGTGGTACGATAAGCATTGGACCCCTGAGTGGTTTCTGCAAAGGCATTTGAACAAGCTGATTATCCATAAAAAGAATGGATTGCTTGCTCCGAGGCTGGATTCTCCGTTCTTTATATCTATTGATCCTACTGCATGGAAAACTAAGAAGACGACAGGTGTGGGCAGCTATAATGCAATACAGGCATTTATTTTGCCAAATCCAGAGTTAGATTCAGCGCTCGGAGACAGAGTTACCAATAAGCGATTGATGATAGAATACTTGTACCGGGAAGATAAGCCGAGTGAGACCTTGCATGCCATGATAAAACTCATTCTCTATCTTGGATGTATGGTACAAATAGAGTCTAATATGGCAACTTGGGCGGAGTCTCTTGAAGAAATGGGGCTTGGCAATTTTCTGTTAGTAATTGATGATGAAACGGGGGTATTAAGGCCATGGCGCGAAGGGGCCAAACAGCATTGGTTTACTTCCCAAAAGGATACTATAGGATGGTATGTAACCACTGGGAAGGAGCATTTGGGCGCGCCGGTAAAGCCGGAAGATATTGACAACATTAAATATAACAAAAGTGTTGCTGTATTATCGCAGCTGGCCAGGTTTAAAATAGAAGATACAAAGGAGTTTGATGCTGCAGTGGCTTACCTGGAAGGAATCATGGGAATAAATGCATGGATAGGATGGAAAAGCGCAGAGGAGCAAAGAAGGAGTAAAAGAGGAGATGGATCTATGAGACAGATGATGGGTATATTTGGCAGATAGTCAAACGGGGTGCAGTTGATAGCTGCACCCCGTTTGTGTTGTTATTTACCTCTTGACATTATAAGTCCTACGTTCATTCCAAGGAACCCTATATTCGTAAATATCAAAACAGGGCTATGAATCCACGCAGCAATTATTGCCACTAAAATATGAAAAACAACCCCGAATTTATTCCAATCCCATTTCATAATCATTCCGCCGGTTACGATCCGAAACGTTTAGTTATTATTTACCTGTACTTCCAAAACCACCGCTACCACGTTCACTATCCGGCAGTTGCTCAACTTCTACAAAAACAGCCTGTTCGCGCTTTGCGAATACCATTTGAGCGATGCGGTCACCGTTGCTGATGTGGTAAGGTTCTGTTCCGTGATTTATCAGCAGCACTTTTATTTCTCCACGGTAATCACTGTCTATGGTGCCGGGTGAGTTCAGTACCGTTACTCCTTTGACAGCAAGTCCGCTCCTTGGGCGTATCTGAGCCTCATAGCCTTCGGGTATGGCAATGTATAGGCCGGTGGGTATTAGTGTCGGTATATGAGGCTGTAATGGGATCGGGATCGGCCATTCAATATCAGCCGTAAGATCCACCGCTGCGGCTCCTGATGTCTGGTATGCGGGGAGCGGGTGTGCGGACTTGTTTATTATTTTTATTTCCATGTTATTTTGCTGATTAAGAAGTATTTTTTGTTACTGGTTTTTAATACGTTTAAAATCTCTACAATCCCCCATCCTGTCAAGATATTTACTAAATGCATATTTCGCACTACAGCTATCATTGAACAATGCTATATCGCCTCCCATTTCTTCATAAAAGCAGTATCCAAGATCATTAACACTTCTCATGATGCGAGTTCCTAGTTCCCCCCTGTATATAACCGCATATTTTCGCCTACATTCACTATATTCTATTTGCGTTTCTACAGGCATTTTAAAATCACATGAATATATGCACTCATTGTTTTCTACGGTATCAACCGATTTTGCGGGTTCAATATTTTGATTTGTTCTGCATCCGCTCACCGTCACGGCAAGCAGTAGTAATGTTAGTGTGTATTTCATAGCTCGATGTTTAACGGGTGACCGAGAGATTGCATGAGATTCTGTAATTGGTGTAGGTATTTGATATGTTTAAAGTATTGGTATATAGTGTTTATGTCGCTGTCAAACCCAACTGAAACTCCCTGCACAATATGCCAGCATACTTCGATATCATTGAATGGGATATACCAATCTACGGGTCGCTTCACAAAGCCACACTTATCCAGTATCTCAGGCGATAACGGGATTTCCTGAATACTTTCAACATTAGTCATTAAAAAGCCGCCTTTAGTGAAAATCTGGACGTTTATTTTGCTTTCATCGTCAGCCCTTCGACCAACACCATGCACTTTTACTATCTCGTTATGGAATGGGAATAGCACCCAGTTCCCGATCATTAATTCGTTTGCGTTCATTTGTTTTGTTTGGATTTAAAAAGTTCATTAAAATCAGTCTTGCTTATATCGGCCTTCAATTTTAACGATTTCAGTTTATTCCTAATGAGCCATGATGCTCCTAGGTAGCCAATTGGAGACAAGATAAAGCCTATATTTTTAATCTTAAAGATACTTGCATGCATTTTGCTTCTTGTATAAAGGCACTGTAGCGATTCGTATTTGCCCATCCTTTCCCAATTAACACTTTCAAATGCTGTCTTAAATTCTTCGTATGTGGAATGGTATTGCCTTTCGGTATTTTCTCTAGTCATTTCTATGTACGTCATATAGCTTACGCTCCAAAATATTAGGGCAATAGATATAACTACCAACGGCATTATTAATAATAGTATCATTTGCTATCTTTTAATTGGCTTATGCGCCTGTTTAAATAAAATGCTGCTTTCTCAAGGTCTTGCAGCTCTGTTTCTTTGCTCTTCTTACCGGCACGCAGGAAGTACTTCAATACATTCCCATCGCTGAAATTAAGCCCGTAATGCTCGATTATCTTGATCGCCTCATACGGGTTATCAGCACCGCCGTAATGTGTAGGGTGGTTAACTGGGTCGGTGGTTTCGGGGAGGAAGTCGGAGAGGGTTAGTATGGTGTATGTCGATGGGCCATCGACATTACCAAAAACGCCATAAAACGGCCTGTAGTATGTTTTATTTTTATGAGTTTCCCATTTTTCGGCTAATTTATATGTTTTACCTGAAGCCCATGTTTTACCCGACCTATCCAGCATCTCGCAAAATGCCGTTGCCTCTTCCTGCGTCTTGCAGTGTACAACTTCGTTTGGCTGTATGCTTTCGATTGTTCTCATTTGTTTATTATTTCTGGTTAATAATTTTGTTTACTTCATTTACTGCCCTCTGCTGTTCGTCTCCTATAGCAGCCGCTGATGCCATGTACTCACATATATCGGCACAATCTGATATTCTCATTTCGCTATTCCAGTCCTTGCGACCATCATTGTACAGCATCCAGCGCTTAGCAAATATCAGCCGGTAAATGGCTTTTAGTTTTCTCATTTGCAAGTTTAGTTTTATTGGTGAAAGTAATCTTATCTGTACCTTAGTTTACTTATGCTAATCCATCTGGTGTACATCATCCCGCCAATATTTTTCAATAATCGGATTTGTTATTTCGGTGTGTAGACAACATATAAAATATACATCGCAAACTAAGTAGAACAACATCGCGCAGACATGCTTGGCACTTAAGCCATTGACGCATAGATCATACGCAAGGATAGGCACAAAACAGCTTGTAGTTAATATGCCGAAACAGATGATTATCATTCTATAGATATTATATTTTATCTTTCTCATTGCTCACGGTTTAGGAACATGGTGAATAATTCGGATGCGGTACGAAATAGGGAACTACGTCCTATAACATCTCTTCTATAGTAGCCAGCATTACCTTCAATTGGGCTGTACTCAAAGACAACACACTCTGGCCATTTAAAATCAAGTGGTACTCTTTTAAGTTCTCTTCCCATGATAATTATTTATTTAAGAATTTATTCCTGAATACTTCCTTTTCTGTTGCGATAGCCAGATCGCTCTGTTCTTTACTGTATACTTGGGTAAGTATATCAATACCTGTTTTGAAATACTCTGCAGTCTCTTCAGTGCTCCATGCCTCATAGCGCCCTTTTAATTCTTCTCTGTACTCACTGTCTGTGTTGTTAGCTATTAGTAGCTTAACGGCATGTGTATGGGCATTGATCTCACGTTCCAGTAGTTGGTAGTATCTGGAGATATAGTACTGTACTAGGTCAGTAATGTTGTGATGCTTAGTTTTTCGTGCCATAAAGTCTTAAATTGTCCCTATTGTATGCGTACTGACAATGCTTTTGAGATAGTTCAGGTGTTTCTTCAGCCACATACACCCTGGCAGAGCAGCACATCTCATTTCATAGTGAGGAATAAGAGAGGAGTACATGGCATCTTCCTGTAGTGTGGTTGTTCGCTTAGCAGCCGGCATGCCCACCTGGTGGGTCGGTGTTTTCAAGAAATTCGCGGATTGGGTCATGGTGTGTAGTGTGGGTGGTTTGTGAATGATGTTTACTTCCTTCTTCGTCCTGATCCAGCAGGTTCTGTAGTTCTGTTATCGTATCCCACATACCTGCAGCACATGAGGATCTTATGTCTGATATTGAAGGGAAGTCTCCGCTGTTATCATCATTTACCGGAGCGAGGTACTGTGCATGGATTTCTTTGAGTTCTGAAATACGATTGATTATTAGTTGTCGTAGCATGTGTTTCTATTTTTTGGAGAATAATTTGTTATATCGTTTTTGTGCTTGTTGCATATTTACAGCCTCTATGTTGACTCCATTTATTTGGAAGGTATACATATCCCCTTTTCTTTTTGGCATTGATCTACGCCTGGCAGGAGGCTGAGTATTAAGTGATGCAGACATTGCCAGTAGTGCAGTTAGTAATTGCTTGCTCATTGGCTGTGGTATTGTTTCAAGCTGTTATCTTCAGGCTTGAACTGTGAGTAATATTGATCGAATGTGGATATAGGTCGATCTTCTATTAAGTTCCAAGCGTTTAACCCATTGTTCCAGGTTCTATTCGCGAACTTCTCCTCATCTGGCAGCAGGTCGATGAGAATTTCTATGGCTTCATCTAATGCGTCATCATGCGTGTCTGAACGATCCATTCTGATGTCGTCCCATTTTTTAGTCCTTATACGCTCAATGGCGATTTGTATTGGTGTCTGTGGCATATTATTGCTTTTTATTTGTTAACTTTTGTAATGCGGATTCCCATGTCTTATATCTTTCAGATAAATCACTTATTGGTACTCCATAGCTCATGTGGCTGGTAAATATTACCCAACCGCATAATTGACCTTCTGTTACGTGCCAAATACACACCGCATCAGGGTACACCTGCCTTACTTGCTCTTCTGGGGTCATAGTATAAGATTTGCCGGGTGCCCAAGTGAATGAAGTAAGTTTTGTAGTTGGTGAACATACTTGATGTTCCATGCGAAATACTGTATCCCGCTTTCCATATCATGTATGCCAAAGGTATAATCGCCTAATTTATTTCCAAATATATAATATTCAGAACGCTCGGTATCTAGTCGCCATCTGGTATAGCTATTTGATTTTATAAACCCAAACTTTATAAGTATTTCAGCGGTAAGTGGTACTCCAAACAGAGTAAGTGTATTATTAGCTACATTTTCAAATGAAGTAGCCTTTACGGTATAGTATTCACCGTTTATGTCTTTGGTGATATTGCCCACCATAAGCACTTTGGATGATAGCATGTAGTGTGATTGTTTTAGCTGTAAAATTTCTCTTTTTGAATAGACAATGTTGTGATTGCAATCTGGATAGCTGCCTGTAACCCATCAGGCCTATTAACTTCGCATAATACTATTTTATCTTCCGCATAATTAGTGAATGGGTTAATTATCTTCCACATCATAGCATCTGTATGAGAGTAGTATTCAGGGAATATAAATCTACCTGTTAATTCAACCAGATATTGTGTTTGTTCTTCTATGTGTGTCATAATTGGTAGTCATTTATTGTGCGCTCAGGCGCTGGTTACTTTCTGTGAGTTGCTTAATAATGAGATCCTTCTCTTTTATTATTTTCAAGAGTTTTATCTCTTTTGGAGAGGTGCGCTTTATTGCTTTAAGATCCAAATCTTTGTATTGCTCCAGGTCAATCAGTTGCTTATCGGCTATTAGGGTAGGTACTATATCTCCGGATACAAAGAACTCATATATTCGCTCTCTACGGACGTTCTTAAGCTTTGCATACTGGGTTACGGTGACATATTTCTCGTTCAGGTCCATATCTTCAAAAAACTATTTGTTTATGTGTAAATGTACAAAATGTTTATCAAATAAAGAAGCGTTTGTGCTAATTTATTTCTCGTGATGCGAGCCAAGTATTAATGTATTTCGGTATTGCTGACTGGTCATTAGTAGCAAGGGCCAGATTATCTTTCATTTTATTTATCAACAGCATGGCTTCTGTTGTGCTGATATTTTCACGCTGCATCTCTGCAAATATCATTATGCGATCTGCTGTCCATCCCATAAAATTTGGTTGCGGTGGGCATTTAAGCGCTATCGCTATACTCTCCATGAGGATAACAAGTTGCTCAGCTTCCTGGGCGGTGGGAGCGCCAAATATGAAGTGTTCTGCAGGCTTTCTATTATCTAGGATCAGCACTGCCATAATAGCAAATGTGTGGGCATTTTCTGGTTCGCATTTCTCCGGCTCATTCATGCTGAATCTTACCGGGTATATTCTGAATCCTGCGATGGAGGAACCTACTGGTATTTTGTCTCCAGCCCATAAGCGTTTTATCTGGTTCAATGTTGTGTTATTTTAAAAATGAGGGAAGAGATACAGGTGCATTCCCGGCAGTAGTTACCTTGCGTGCCTGTTTCTTTTTTGTCACATTATGCGCTACTCTCAGGTAAGCGTAGAAGGTGTACATGAGATCTGATTTCTTTTGCTGGCGATTCATGATGTAGTAAATTTGTCTATGCGAATATTGTTTATAATGTATGTCTTTATTGCGTTTGGAATATCAAGTGCGATAACTGCCCGAGCGACAGCTCCCTCGCTCAGTATGATATTGTTTCGCATTATGTAAACTTCATTCCATGTCTCTAGTCTGTTGTATGCCATTTCTGCAAACTGAGCCCAGGAGTTAGCGTGTCCTACTTGTACGGGGAATCCTTGATTCTCGAATACTGTAATTTCCATAAAATAATATTTTAACTGCGCCTCGTTCAAGGTGGTAAGCAAGAGCCGAGAGCGCAGGGGCATCACTGCCCAAATGAGGTTAATAAAAATAGTATAGTAAAAGGCCTGTTCCTATCCCATCAATCACTAAGGATATAAGAAGAGCTAGTAAAAACTTATCCTCCTTCAGCGTAGAGAATGCAAGCGTGTATATTGTCAGCATGGGATACCTGATTTAGCCATGGCCCATAATATTGCGTCCTCATCATCTGTCAGCGCCGGCATATTAATTTGGTTGTTGATGCAGCATTCTACCATAGTGTAGTCTGTTTCTCTATCCCATATAGAGGTTACTGTGAACTCAGCAGTATACTGTGCCCCCTCTTTAGAGAATGTTATATTTACCGCTGTGGTAGTAGTCGTGCTGGTGATTTTTGAGTTTGCTGTTACGTTATTCATCTGAAGGTATTTTATGGTTATTATTTTGGCCAAATTGCCCTTATTTTAAACCCGAATATTTTTAGCTATTTCGCATGAAAGTTATTGCCTGTAATTCTTCAGCGCCTTGTATATATCTTTAGCAATGGTATTATCTGAAGATGTATAACCTTTCAGGTATCCGTTGTTGCTAAATTTAAGGTTCTCGATATAGCTATGCATCCAGCCATTACCACATATACTATCATAAAACATGGGGCCGCACAGGCTTATTTTGCCTTCTTTTAGGTGTATATATGCTTGGCAATCTTCGGGGATCATCTGCCTTACCTTCTCGAACGTTTTATTAATTCGCTGGGCATATTGAACACTGTATAACACCTTATCCACTTTACGCACGGTAACAGATGGGTTACCGGGATTATTGCCTATTGCAATACTATTGTATGCTCCAGTGAATGCAAGTAAATCAGAAGATATTATTTGCCTCATTTTATCGGTTATTATAGCCCCTGCTTTATTCACCCAGTAAAATACATCGTTTGTATTTTTTACAAAGGCTGTAGTATTCTTAAATGTCATTTGATATGTTACCATAACTTCCATTTTTTAAGTGAACCTCCCCGGTAAAGGGGAACGCACGGTTTATTACGCCTTAATCACTATTTAAAATCTTTAACTTTCGGGGTCAAACTGCAATTTCTCTATGTATTCTTTAAGTCCTTCATTAGTCATTACGCTATCTGGCTGATAAGTGCTTTTATCCTGCCAATTTTCATCGTGATTTATTAGTGTTATTTTTACATTCTCATCATTTGTAGCTATGCAGGCAATCTCACCTTGTTTAATTTCTATTACTATGTGTGTCATAATATTTTGATTTTAAGATAAAAATAATAGTTGTGGTATATAATCAGTTATTGTTGTGGTATCGTTATCCTCAACCATTTTAAATCTGATATTGCAATCATCATTGAGACAGGTATGTATTTGATAATGCCCCGCATGGTCTGAACTATCAGTAAATTCTGTTCTTCCACCACATAATGGGCAGGTAGCAGGCTGATCGCCTAAAATATAGGTGTCTGCGCCACATTCTAAAAGGTATTCGCAAGGGTCAAAGGCCGGGTTTTCAAGGCTGTAAATATCTATCATCAAGCTATTGAGTTGCGCGGCCTCTTCAGGTGAGAATAAGCCCACAAAATTACCTTTTTGGTCTGTCCACCCTATATCTTGCGCTGGGTCTTCAGGGTGATATGATTCTCTATTTACAAAAAGGGCATGCAGGAATATTTGCGCCTCTGTTACATTGGTTATTTTTGCTGGTATTGTGGTTTTCATGTTAAGATATTTGTATAGCTACATTGCAGCCGTAAAATGATATTGATGTCTTGTTTTTATGGGTTGTAACTTTAAAATGAAGTGGGGTAAGTCCTAGAAAGTGACAGGCATTATTTTTAACCGCCTCTTCAATTTCTGTTAGTGATACAGCACCGTTTTTACTAATTATTTGGGAGTAGAAAGTTCCCAGCGCATCAATAGCTTTGGCAAATTCCGACATCTTTAAACATTCTTCAGCATATGCCCTTATTGCCTGGGCGGTATCTGATATATTTGTTAGTGGCTTGCCGTGCTTATTGTATAACCCGGCACCATCATTTTGATATGACTCAGCAAATGCTGTATTTATTGTGAATTTTATTTGTATATGTTTCATAGAGCATGTATTAATAGTGAAAACTTAAAAATGATAGGGTTACAGGCTTACAACGTCTTAATTCCCAAATGTTATACGCCAATGTTTTATTGCTGCGGCCCACCATATAGAGTATTTGGTAACCGGACCATATATTTCATAAACTAATTTTGTGATTTTCGTTAATTCTACATCCGTTGGCATATGCTTACAGGTATAATTTCCTAATATGCCGTCCCAATCTTTTATAAATTCCGTCCCAAAAAAATCAGATGATCTTTTTTCCCATGTATGACCCTTCAGCAGCTTTAATTCTTCTGACGGGTCAATTCTTTTAACTTGTATAGTAATAAATAAATCCTGGTAAATGCTATTAGTAGTATTCATAAAATAGATATTATTTGTTGTAAGTTATTACCCATCTGCTATTTATAGAGGCTTTGGACTCTCACCCGTTCTGGCGTGGCTGCATTAGTAAGGGGGATAAACCCCAAACGTTATTTATTTAGTTTTTTATGAAGCTGGAAGAACTTGTTTGATATGTAGTTAAACCAGTTACCTATAATCTTATTTTGTTGTCCTGATGTTGGATTGCTTGACAGGCTGCCCCACTCTTTGGCTATTTCTATTATTCTATAATTCTCAAAGTCTATATTTATAATACTAGGCAATCCAGCAAGCCAATCTGCAAAACGATCTATTTCATTAGGTAGGCGCTTTATATTGTCGGGATAATTAGCTATGGCTTCAAATTCAGACATTACAAAGTTTACTTTGCTTTTATCATCGGTCAATACTACATCTTCATAACCGGCGGCATCTATGGTGTCAAGTATGTATTTATTGATCTTATCGGCCAATTCTTTGCGGCTTAATACTACTGTGGTAACTGTGTTTAAAGTGCTCATGCTGTAAGTATTTAAATTGTTAGTGATTAATAACACCACAAAGATAAGCAACTATTAAACATATTGTACATTATTTATTTCATATTTGTTTACATAATGTATTAATACTTGAAGTCCATGTTAAAACCCCAATATTTATTCTCCCCTTTCCCGGTGCCATCGCCACCGCTGCCCTATAGCACCCCGAACCCTGACCCCCCAAAGAAACAACCCCCACAAAGCGAAGCACCACACCTACCCAGGCACCACCACAGAGCACAAGAGGCAAGAGACAGAGGAGCGGAACACATCCACAGAGAGACCAGGAGGCAGCCAAGGAACGCGGCAAGGAACGGAAGGAGGCAAGGCACTTGGAGGAACTACTTCACACCCGAGGGAGGCCGGAAGGAAGGGGAGGGGGTCCACCGAAGGGGGAGGGGGGAGGGCGGAATTGTACTGGTGGGTATAGCGATTTCGTATGCACTATAAAAAAATATAATTTTCAGAAGCCAAAATTTTTTCAGAAAAAATGAACACACTTTTCGAACGCACAACAGATGGTAAGGATGAATGGCTTACCCCGCCAGAGATAGTTAGATCCTTAGGTATCTTCGATTTAGACCCATGCAGCCCGATAAATAGGCCTTGGGACACGGCAAAACAGCATCTTACCATTGAAGATGACGGACTTAGCGCAGCGTGGGCGCAGGAGCACCGAATTTGGTGCAACCCTCCGTATGGCAACCAATGTAGCCTATGGATAAAGAAACTGGCGGGACACGGGAACGGTATCGCCCTAACATTCGCCAGGACAGAAACTAAGATGTTCTTTGAATCCATTTGGAATAAGGCTCATGCGGTGCTTTTTATAAAGGGAAGAATCAGGTTTTACCATGTAAGTGGAGAGCAGGGAGGCACTGCCGGAGCACCAAGTATCCTCATCGCTTATGGTCAAGAAAATGCCGAAGCACTAAAAAATTGTGCTATAAAAGCCAAATTTATAACACTCAAGTGAAATAATATTCTTATTATTCGCACAATAATGCTATATTTGCTCGAATTAATAGCACATCAAATGCAAAAAGTACTTGAAGGCATAATGAAGCGAGAAAATGTGTCAGCTGAAAAGCTATCCGATTGGTGTAAATTTTCTCCTACAACCTTTCGCCGGCAGTTACGCAGAGAAATAAAAATGGACGTCTCCGTTTTTAGCGAAGCCCTGGGAAAGTTAGGGTACAAAATACTGATCGTTAAAAATGAAGATATAGTTTAACTTTGTGAACAATAACCACTCACTTCCTTGGCCGGCGAGAGTGGTTAGCAATAACCTCCAAATGGGGTGCGTAGTAGGCCAAGTGCTGCGCATCCCATTTTTTATTTTATGCCAAGAATATCAAGGATAGTTAAAAAATTTTTGGATAGCGGCGCCAAGTTCCATTCTGGCAGTGGATTATATGTATGGAGCAACGGAGATATAAATGCTGATAAAATATACCAGTCAGGTAAATATCCACAAGTGATAGACTGGGATGGCAGAAAATGGATGGTTCATCGATTGATTGCGGAGTGCTTCATTCCAAATCCAGATAACAAGCCTGTAGTTAATCATATAGATGGTGATAAGTACAACTATAAAATCGAAAATCTGGAATGGGCAACACATAAAGAAAACGTATGCCATGCCCGGCGCACCGGATTAAATAAGGGGCCGGCAAACTTCAAGCCAGACCAAATATTAAGAATCAGGGAACTAAATGCAAATCTATACGACTTAGCTGCAGAGTATAAAGTTCCATATCATGTAGTCCATAATGCCCATTTTCTAAAAACTTATAAAAACAAATTCAAATGAAGCCAGCACAGTTAATTGTAACAAAAAAGTATCCAATAGAGCTACCATCAGTAAGCTATTATGGAGCCCCTTCTGTATATAAAGTATGGTTTGGTAAATCTTATTTTATATGGAAGGGTAAGTCGCTGAAGCAGTCTGCAGAGCAGCTGTCTGAAAGCATAGAAAGATACCTTCGATTGGGTAAAGACGATCCGGACAGCGTATTGTATGTGCTGGGAGCATTTATTCGTAAGACCAGGTGTCTGAGAGGTAAGATAGAAATGGTAGACTCAGATATGAGGAAAGAAGGGTCATCCGTGGCCATTGATATATATAGGATGCTTAGACTGGAGCAGGACTTGCTTAATGAGGCCATGGAGAACAAGAAATGCCTAAACTATAACCAACAGGCATATATTCCCAAATGGATGGAGAATGAGGCGCCTGGTGAAGTTCAAAAATTCTTAAGAAACTGGAAGAAATGAAACCTATAAAAATAACATCGATACCCATTTTCCCTTCTACAAATGTAAGAAGCACGCAAAATGAAAAATGGCTTTTTAGAGTATCTGAAGAATACCTAAAGCAGCTGGATGACAATAGAGTTGATACACATGGCAAGCCAGGCCATTTAGCGGCAAGGAAGCGGCAGCTTGAGAAGTACAACGCATATAAGGAAGAGCTCAGGAACTGGGCTAAGAAAAATGAATTTATAATGCCTATTGGATATTTTGCTGTACACTTTCATGTACCCTTCCCGAAATCGTGGAGAAAGCCCAAGCGAGCCAAAATGCTGCATTCGCCACACATGAATACTCCTGATGCCGATAACTACATTAAAGCGCTATTCGATGGCATTATGCCCAGGAGGAATAGAGTAGCCGGCCAACAAGGGTCTGATGACCGAAAGATACACTGCTACTCAATGTTCAAGGTGTGGGTTGAGGAAGGGGATGAAAAGATAGTCATTGCAGAGTATGATCCATCAGAATATAGCATGGTCTTCAGCCTCCATTAGATACCAACAATAATGCCTTTAAAAAATAGCTGCCAAATATGGCGGCTATTTTTATGCCAAATAAAATACCTTAAAATAAAATAAATAAAACAGAAAATTTGGAAATGTCGAATATACTACTCCGCACTTCGCACAATGTGTTTTGCCCAATTGAGTATGTGTGCGAGATGTATTCTGTAAGTAGTATCCCTACGGGAATATATTCGAAGAATTACTACTTACAGAATACATCTCGCACACATACTCAATTGGGCAAAACACATTGTGCGAAGTGCGGAGTAG